AGTCGCTTACGCTAGTCCAGTCGCTTACGCTAGTCCAGTCGCTTACGCTAGTCCAGTCGCTTACGCTAGTCCAGTCGCTTACGCTAGTCAAACCGCATCTCGATCTCACAAGTATGCTTCTGAATATTCGTACCCGGTGCAATATCACGTGTCGTGTTCCGCTTCCGTGTACCAGACTCCGATTTAGTCGTCTTCTTCGCAAGTTCCCGCATCGACACATTCATCTCCCTCTCAATCTCCGTTTGATGGCCTTTGATATAGGTAAGAATATCTTTCTCAATCGCCCATCGGAAGAAGTTCAGCTTCCCCACCGTCGTGAGAAACGGCTCATGTCCCGGGACCTGAAAGGAAATACGTTCCCTACGACAAAAGGGGTCAAATAGCTTCTTGCTATACGCCTTTAGCTGATTCTTGTAGTTCATGTAGACAACGAACTCCTGGCCATTTGCCGTATATGCCGTGCTGTGCACCTTGGCATAGTTCGTGACGAACCAGTCTACCAGACGCAGGCTGATTTCCGAGGTTCCCTTTAGCAGTTCAACTACCTCATTCAGATCATCTCTTGCCGTGTAGAATCTCTGGAGGCTTGCTATAATCAGTTCCTGTTTGCACTGGATCTTCTTACGGGTCTGTGAATCGACTGTAACCGTGGGGGGTGATTCCATATCGAACTAGTCATATGATTCTCGGAAGTCTTAGGCCTCCCAGAAATAGAAGCAGAAGCGTATAAGTCCATAACTTTTAACGACCTACGTTAGATGGAACAAGTAGGAGACTTGCTCGAAACTCCCAATCATGATGTTTCCATACGGGTGTTTCGGGGAGGCGGTGACGGAACAAAGCCCAACCACATGATATCCCTGCTCGAACGCCCCGAGAAGGCTGCTGAGATACAGGTAATGAAAGGTGGGGATGTAAAGGCAGATGCAGGACCCACCTTTCGTGGCCAGACCCTAAAGGATCTTCAGCAGAATGCCGAATTCTATATTTCCCTGCAAGAAACTGGCAAAAATATCTTATCCACCTCAGGAGTTCGCACATATTCAGAAAGCGGTCTCCTCGGCCTGCTCACCCTCGAAGTTAATAATGCATCCTGGGAACTTTCTGCTGCACCACGTATCGATGATACTAGCGTAATTGAAGCAGTTACACAGGTAGGTCTCGATCAGGGATCCAAGGTAGCCAAGGAAATCGAGAAGGTAGCAGAGGCTGTAACAGGGGTCAAGTCAATGCACTATGTAAATGAGAAGGGTTCAGGCCACACAAGCCTCCAGGATAAACTCGATGAACTGTCAGTATTTTTCTACGGGGAGGACACGTCACTGACAACGAGTATTGAATTCAAAAGCCAGCTCCTTCTTTTTACAACGGTGTTACAGGGGAAGAAGGTGGCGGTTGTGGATCCGAAGGGGCAGAGTGAGGATACATATACACTCATGATTGGACCGTACATGGTGCGTGATCCTGAGCAGGAGGCTGTTCGCCGGGCTTTCATCAAGAAGAGTCTCACGCGGAATGAGCTGCAGTATATAAAGGATGTTATTCTAAAGGGCTATCCTCTTCATTTTCTGTCATATATGAACTATGGCGAATTTTTTGACAAGGTATGGAAGCCGTGCATTGAAAACTATGTGCTCGATGATTTTACCTTCCAGGTACTCCCTGAACTTGCCGATGCACGTGAGTATTTAGAGGAAGTATATGTGCGTCAGGTGACGATGTTAAAGGTTGATTTGAAGAGATATTTGCAAAGGTTGGACGACACGGAGAATAGTAGGGTAGTCAACGTTGATGTGGATGAGGAAGAGGATGAAGCACAGCAGGCTGAGGAAGATGATAAGCGGGAGCAAAATGAGGTGGATGTGGAGGAGGATGCTGCGTTGAAGAAGAAGAAGGCCGATGAAAAGCGGGAGGATGCGGCGGAGGCGGTGAAAGCTGCGGATGTCATTGTTGCTCAGGCAGCTGTGGCGGAGGATTCTGCAGCTGCTTCTGCAATTGCAGCAACTTCTAGCGTTGCGTCGGCTTCTAGCGTTGCGTCGGCTACTGCAAATGCAGCCGATGCGTCATTAAATAGCGATCCGAATTATGTCCGTGAGATTACAAAGCTCGATAAAGAGATTACTGCCGAAGAACAACGCCTTGCCACGCTGAAATCACGTCGAGCCTATGCCCCCTGGCAACCGCATGCGCTAGGAGCAGCCAAACCCTGTGGCGACCTTACCAGAGATACGTCAACTCACCCCGTCATCCAATATCTGCGGAACCTCGACAAGGCAGTCAATGTGATGCTCCCGTCACTGCGAACCTATCGAGTATCGCAAGATATCGTGAAACGATCGGGACTCTTCGATCTTGATACGTATTTTAAGGAGCAGAATCTGGGCACCATCTTAGACACATCAGAATATTCACATGTGCAGCCTCCTCTTATTGAAGTACATACCCTGTACTTGGAGCTGATGAAACTACTCGGCACCCAGGTAGGCGTAGAGTTAGATATTACTGATCGGGGGAAGACATTCGAATACAGAAAACTTATCCATTCGAAAATCTGTAATATATATGCAATGATGTATTCTCCTAAGCTTGTGGGTGGTAGGAAGGAGACTAAAAAAACTCGCCGTTTACTTAAACTTTCTCACCGTGTCCATGCCAAACATAATAAAAAGTCCCGTCAAAATAAAAAGAGCTAATTCCGTGTGTGCAAATTCACCCCGCCTGTGCTCCATTTGTTCAAGACGTGAAAAGAGCATGTCAATCTGACGTATCAGCTGTGCCTGTTGTTGCTTCAGATCGCTTATATCACTATCGCTTCCCTGGTCGCGAGGCGTATCCTTGAAAAATGCCGTCTCTACACCCCCACGATTCGGATAGGATGTCGTCGGCTTCCAGGTATCATTAATATTTGCAGTAAGGCCCATGGAAGACACCGTGCCCTTAGGGGGAATGGGAAATTCTACATTCAGGGTATAACCTGTTGTATCTTTTACAGAAGGTGAGAACTGCGACAGGGAGTCATCTGTATCCGATTTTCCAAAATAGGAACTCAGGGCATGGCCGTACGAATCGGTCGGAGGACCTTTTCCTATAACATCGACCGTGGGATCATCTTGATTCGTGAAGCCTTCCTTTTGTTTTTCCTTTTGGTTTGCGAGAGTTTCCTTTTCGTTCGCAAATCCCTCTTCCATGGGGACAGCAAACGGGCGATCGGGATCCGGATCTGAGCCAACCCCCTTTAAGAAGGAAAGTGCCGGCCCCTTCCGCTTCTTCTTTTCACCCCTATCGATCTTCGGGGGTTTTTGTATTCCATCCGGAAAAGCATCGTCCAGAGAACAGCCAGCCGACATTCCCCCTCTATAATAGAGTATAGAATGGTACCTGCTGCACCAAACGGACCTGATCCGTCATCCCTCTTCATGATCGTACTCGGATCGCTCCTTACCGTATGGACCTGTTTCACCGATAAGGTTCCCGAAAAGATAAGGAACGTGATGACGTCTACGCTGGGCCGTCTCCTCGCGGTCGTCCTCCTATACACGATCTACAGCTTCCTCGGCTTCCTGCCTGCCCTCCTTTTTACAATGGGCATATCACTCACATGGCTAAATCGCCCCCTTAGTAAGCCGGTAGAAGGCTTCCTGTCCTCCATTAAACAAACACAGGTGCAGGGCGATAAGTGGTTCGTTGAGAATGCCTTGGGAGAGAACCCTCTTGCAATCATGGAGGATCGGGTTGTGACTCAGGCGGTGCAAGATAATTCTGATTCGAAGAATACAAAATCATCTCGGTAGGTAGATGAGCAGAGATCTCGACTTTTATGTAAAACTCGGCATTGTATTCCTACTGGTTCTGTGGACATGGCAAGTAGGAACCCACCTCGAGACCCCCTATCCTGAAACTCTCGTGGAACTCTATGCAACCCCTGTTACAAGGATTGGCCTTCTTCTTCTCGTAGTTGCCACTGCTTCATGGAACACCTATGCGGGTATTTTCGCTGCCCTGGCCTTCATATTTCTTGGAGCAGACATATCGGTATTTGGCTCGGCCCCGTAAATTATAGTATTTCACGGTAGTATGGTTCTCCCGGTAGCCATAAATCCACTCGATATATTTATGACAAGTATAAACTCGAATCCGTATTTCATTGGAATTATGATGCTCCTCCTGAATATCGGTGGCAGATTCTTATCGCTGGAGGTGAGTAAGGGACAGGAAAAGTTCTTGAGTGATCCCTATGTGCGGCGATTCCTACTTTTTGCAGTCCTCTTCGTAGCAACAAGAAATGTTATGGTGGCAGCGGGGTTGACTATTATAGTTGTCATCCTTCTGGGTTATCTGCTAAATGAGAACTCTGATCTCTGCGTATTCCGCTCGACAGCAGAGAAGCGGACAGAAAAGGTGGAATCCTCCTCGTTTGGACTCAGTATGGAAGAGACCATGATCTTAAAAAGGCTGCAGGACAAGCAGGCACAGGCACAGAGGGTCACTTCAGAAAAGGAGAAAAATAAAGAGAAGGAAGATGAAAAAAGAGACCCCTCTGCCTTCGACTATTACATGTCATCTATCACTAAGATCTCGAGCTAGACTATTTCGTGAAATATACGTTACGTAGCCCATACTCCCTCATACACTTTTGTAACAGGACAGTGCATTCAGGACACGGCTGCGAATAGCGGAACTCGATTTCCGAATCACGTCTCATCTTCCCTATACGCATCACGTACATATCTGCCCCCCGCAGTTTACTCGTATCCCCGAGTGTCCTCAGCACATTCCTCTCTGCGTGAATATAATTGCGAGATCCTCGCGAAGCAGCACCGTTGCTTCGCGAGGCTACCTTATTGGTCGCTTCTGCTAGAATTTTCCCCCGTTTCACAATAATTGCAATATGGAGTTTGGTCTCATGTGCCATGCGGCAGGTTCGCTCGTCGCTGAGAAACTGATCGAGGATTGTGGGTCGATTCACCCCGCAGTCGCCGAGGAAGCGGCTGTAGTGCTCGGACTCATAGCTCGTGAAGATAGTATTTGACATTTACAGGGTTGGTAATTTATTTATCTGAGGGCTTGGCATCAATTTTTATGCTTAATGGTATCCTATTACACATTCAGGCTAATCGTCGATCCCGAGGGGGGAGCCGCCCGCCGTCTACGTCTGCCCGCCGAGCCTCCCGTATTAATCGACTCAGAATAGCTCATGTCATCCGTCATTACCGATGCACCACCTGACATCGTCGCCTGCACGGCAGGCTGGTTCGACGTGTAGACGGGTAGAGGCTGATTCTCCGCCTTGCGGACCTCCTCAAACGTCTTCAGGATGTCCTCGACGCCACTGGGACCGCTCATCTCACGGCGGGCCGTGGGCTTCTGGGCCTGGGCCTGCACCTGGCTCTGCGGCATACGGGCCTCCGAGGCGGCAAAGAAGGCTCCTGTCGGCGGTGGGGGAGGAGGCTGGAAGGGCCCCATGCCAGGAGGAGTTACTCCAGGCGGCGGCTCCGGAACACCCATGGCCATCCCCATAAAGTTTCCAAATCCGGGCCCCGCCTGCTGAGCAGCCGCAGCCGCCATCTGTCTCGCCAGATCAGGGTTCTTGCGGAGAACGTCATCCATCGTGGGCATCTTGCTTCTGAAAAAGGTGTTGCTGACGTGGCACATGAACCCACTGCCGCCAACGGCCATAACGAGACGCATCTCAGGGGACATCTTGCCCTTGTCCTTATACTTGTCGTACAGCTCCTCGAAGATCTCATCGAAGTCCTCGACGTTCTCGTGCACGGACTCCGACCATCCGTCGAGCTTGAGGTCGAAGGGGTCGAACTTGCCGTTCATCCACTCAATGCCCGTGATGGCACCCATGAGCATCTGACGCTGGAACTTGATGCTGGTCTCAAGCTGACGGGCATCCACGAGACGGAAATACTCCGTCTTCATCTCCTCGAGCGAGTTGTCCATCGTGAACTTGCGGGACACGGGGAAGCCTTTTGCCTCCAGACGCTGGAGCTTGTTCAGGAGATCGGACTTGTCCTTCTTCTCCTCGGTGGGGTCGCGGGCAGTGGCAAGCTGAATCGACGGTGCAGACGAACTCTGAGCATTGCCAAAGAAGGAGGAAGTAGGGGCAGCAGGGGCAGGCTCGGACATAGGGATTCCTCCAAAGGACATCTCAGGGCCATCCACGTTCAGGGGCTCCAGAGGACTGATATCGATGCCAAATGATGATGACGGGGCAAAGCTCTGGATGTTTACGTTCCGCCCCCCATCTGACGGGGGAGCAAAGGAAACGGTGTCACGTGACGGACCCGAGTCGGATGAGACGGTTACCTTGGTGGGGTTGGAAATCAGAGAGAGCCCGAGATCGTCGCCGAGATCTCCGGAACCAAAGTCGCCCAGATCAATTACATTTCCGAAATCGCTCGGAGGCTGGGACCGGGATGAACCGCCAAGTGCGACACGCTCCATTTCTGCAATCGACACACTCATCTCCTTCTTCGTTATAAACGGCTATTTAGGTTTCCCTTTTTCCCGCAGGGTACTACTGCGTAAGAGCGTCCCTCACCATAATCAAACAATCAGCCAAGTCACTCTTCTTTGACTGCTCCTTGAACCACCCCGCATATCTCCCGCTTTCCGGTGCACAGACAATGGTACCATCGAGAAGCCCCTTCTCCACGGAGGTTTCTGTCATATTCTTACGCTCCGAATACCCCTCGTCTCCCTTGGTGGCCCCCGCTGACTTCTTGGATGCATGGACCAGACGAATCCGAGGGGGACCCTTCAGCATGTCACGCAGGGTTGCGAACAACATCATCTGTACCGATTTCATAACAGGATTCTTGAAGGCCGGCTGATTTTCAAGCAGGATCTCCGTGCATGATGCAAAAAGGGTTGCGTTCCGCTGAACCACGGCACGAATGCCGTCGTGGATATCTTCTAGGCTGAGGCTCTTCACCTTCTGAGCGACGATGGGGAGGGCGTACTTTGTCCGTAGGAAGGTAAGGGAGAGTTCTTTTGTCTTGGTCTCGGCTATACTGGCCCCTGCCTCTTTGGCAATCGCCTTCAGGATTGCCATAGGGGGTATTTTTCGTAGGAGATTGCCGCTCAGATCGCGTAAAGCATTGCAGTGTTTGACGCAATACGAGCGTGTTGTTTCATTAGTGGAGTTATATTGGGTAAATGATGGCTTCTTAGCACATACGGCACAGGTCTCTTGGTCTCCAGCCGAGACACCTGTGACAAGATTTTCATTTGCCCATCCACGTACGTGGAGGGTCGAAGTGACTTTATCACCACAGCTGCTCGCAGTAATGCGCTCTGCGCAACCGCTCGTCGTGGTGCCCTTGTCACCACAGCACCAAGCTAAATTCTTAATACCGATATCAAATGCGAGAACGCGATTGCTTCCCCTTTGACTTTGACTTTGACTTTCCATTCTTCTTCCCCTTCTGCTTCTTTGCCTTAGACTGTCTTCTTCCGCCCATCTGGGCGGGCACCGGTGCAGCGGGCGACGCAACGCTAGAAGGAGCAGCAGAAGCAGCAGTCGCATTCGCCGCCGCCACATTGGCCACGGCAGCCTTGTTAGCGGCGTTGGCAGCCGCCTTCTCCGCAGTAGCCGCCGCCGCATTAGCGGCCTTAGCAGCCGTCTTGGCAGCCGAGTTAGCCGCATTGGCAGTCATATTGACAAGGGGTCTAGGAGATGAGTTTCTCATAGGTGCAGGAGCTACATAGGTAGAGGGTGTATAGCTAGGCACTGCAGGCGACGCAGAAGCTAAAGGCTTCGATCCAAAGGCTCCCATTCTACTTAGATGAAGATATTTGAGACATTCCAGACATTCCAGACATTCAAGACATTCCAGACATTCCATTAAAACACTCCTCTCGGGGTATTTCTCCCTCCCTCATATACACGGGTAATCATCGGCTGCGAGGGTGCAGCGTCCGATGCATACGTCGGCGAAAAGGTACCAAATAACTCAGGAACTAGTTCCATTCTCTCCGTTCCCAGACCACGGGGATTCCCATCCTTCGTGTAACACTGCATCGAGTCACACTTCACATATCGCTTCGCCGGCATGATATTCTTGGAGTTAAAGGGGAGATTGGCACCCGACTGTTCAGCCTGGCGTCTCCGCGAGGTCTGGATAATATCGGACGCATTGTGTTGTAAAAAGGCTCTGGTTGCAAACTGCTCGCCTGCCGGTACGTTTACCTCACAGCGTGAACGGTAATCAGTTACAAGGCGACCATCGTTCATGGGAGCAGCCCAGCCAGCATACCGAATGTCCTGTGTCGGTGTAGCGGATTTCTTAGGGGTAGCCTTCTCCCTGGCCTGATGCTCGACGGCACGGGGGTTTGTTGTCGGAAAAAACCAGGGTTCCTGAGGTGTACGATATCCTTCGGTGTCCATCTAACGTGAAACACTAAAAATATATAAGATACTGCATACCAGCATTACCTTATACATGTAGACCGTTTGGTTTACTCCTCCTTCTTGGGAACCTCCTCCAGGTTCACCGTGAAGCCGTGGACACTGAGGTCGGCACCCTCGAGCTCCTCGCCACCCAGCTTCTTCTTCAGAGAATCAATGATCTCCTTCTTCTTCAGGCCGTGGACAGCTACGCCGTTTTGTCTCCCAGTCGCCTGTAACTCCTTGAGCGTCATGGCCTCGTAGTTTACATCGACCGACTTACCTGCATTGGCGGTTGCAGTTGCAGATGCAGAGGCAGATGCAAGTCCGTCGGAGGGAATCTCCTTCAGCATCTCGGCGTACTTCTCCTCGTCGATTACGTCAACATCGTCCTCCTTTAGCGGGCTAGGAGACGATACGGGCTGCACCGAGTCCGGGCCTGAGCGGAACATGTCAGCACCCATGAATGAAGCCTCCGTACTCATCTTCAGAGAAAGAAGCAGGTTCTCGAGCAGGGCCACTCTCTTCTCATTCTGCACAAGGCGGGTGTACAGGTAAAAGGTCGTGGAGCCGAAGACCATAATAAGAAGAATTGCAACGGTGACAGTGTCGTTTAAAAGTGCCATTCTGGTCGGAAGCAAGGAAACAAAAGTTGGAAGAAACCGCAGACTTTGCCTGCAAGGTAAAGGCGACTGGCCTGCAAGGCAAAGGCGACTGGCCTGCAAGGCAAAGGCAACTGGCCTGCAAGGCAATCACCTTAATCCAACAAGGCATATTGCTTCAACAACGAGTCGACGCTACTGAGTTCGCAAATACCCCGCTTCAGCTTATACGAGAGGACCAGTCTCTTATCCTCCACGTGTGCCTCTACGCACAGCTGTTTTACAGTGTCCGGTGGAGCCGACTTCGCCAGAGAATATACGTGCGTGCTGATCATACTTATGCAGTTCTCCTTCTTCCAAAACGCCTGGCAAAATAGCTCACTCGTCCGTATTGCATCGGGCGGGTTCGTGCTGTGGAACAGCTCGTCATAAACAACAAATCCAGCCCCATCCCTCTTCTGTAACACCGATGACGCGAAGCCCACCTCACGCTCAAACATACTCACCGTCCCAGGCTGGTCATCCAGTCGCATCCCATCCGCAATCCACGAAATATAGGACATCTGTCCCTTCTCAGCAAAGACGGCCCCAAAGGAATGTGCTAAAATGATATTCATGAGCACACCTCGCATTGAGCTCGATTTGCCCCCTCTATTCGGCCCTGTAACAATCGAATGCCGAGGGGCCTTGCCGCCTAGAGAGATCGACGAGAGAACACGCTTCCGTAGCTCAATAGAAGCGTCTCCAAAGTTGCGTAACATGAGTACAGGGTTCTTGGCATCCACGAACGAGACCGGAACCGTATCTGGCTGTTGTGCCAGGCGGAAGAGAAGTTCGAAGCGACCCAGTGCACGGAACATATGCGGCAGCCAAAAGGGCGTTTCCACAATGAAGGCAAAGGCCTGTCTCGTATCCGACGGGCAGAGGGGGATCCAGTCCTTCAGCCAGCAAGGGAGCCACGGCGACCAGTGTGTAATAAGGAAGGTGGCATTCTCCTTGAGCCTAACAACCATGGATCCGTTGAGCAGGCAATCAGCATCGAGTTTCGTAAAATGGATGGCCTGCTGGATCGGCTGCCACATGGTCTGGGCGAGGGTGAAGAGAGTCCACCCATTTTGCACCAACTGCTTGATCCTGGTTCCTGCATCAACGGGAGGGTCTGGCAGGGGGTTCAACAATTCTTCCGGTGTGGTGGGAATTCGCTGCCCGTTCCACATTTTCCAGAGGAGCGACGTATATTCAGAAAATTCAATCGGCACGTTGTACATGACACGGAGAAGAATATAGGGGAGGATCCAGGTTAGAAGCGGAAGAAGAAGGCTTACGGCAGGCACGATGTACGATTTGTACATTGAGAGAATGACCAGAGTAAAAGGGATATAGTTAATGGCTGACCAGGGTGTTCCCTGGAAGAGAACTTGCGAGTACCCCTCCGTCTCGATCGGAGTAGGTTCTCTGAGAAAGGGCTCGAGGGTTACCGCCGATTCCTCAATCTCTTTGAGGGTACGCTCCGTATTGAGGGTCGTATACTTGTCAATCCTCTTTTTCATCGATGCAAAGACTGCCTGCCGCTTTCGGCATACCTCCAAGTCGGTGGGCCACGCGAGAATACCCTCCTGTACCTGAGCCTGTGTAAAAGGGTTGGTTATGCCTAGGACACGCGTCAGCGTACTATCCATTCTCCAGGGGGATTCGTAATTTATATGGGGGTGATGAACGTGCAAGGAACGGGCAAGGGACGTACGAGGGACAATTAAATTTGATTCAGGCGGAAACCTAAACGGACCAGTCTACTTCTATCTAATGGCATCCTATGCATCTGTCCTTGCGACTCCCGTGCAGGATGTCTCTGTTGATTCGATCCTCGAGCTCTTGCGAACTGTTACTGCCCCTCCCGATGGTCTGCGGATCTTGATTGACGGCCTGCGAAAGGATATGGAGACACCCGCCGGTTCCCAGCCCTCGGGCTTCCGATCCTTTGCGGCGAGTCCTGCCGACGGACGAGGCAGTTCGTGGAGAAGCTCCAAGCCTACGTACACCCCTCGCCCCGCGGTGGCCGCCCCTGCCCCTACCAGCGGTCCTCGTATCCGTTACCAGAGCCAGTTCAAGGCGTCGGCCCCCGATACGATGAACGACAAGATCCTTACATCCATCATCGGCAACAAGCTGAACTCCTTTACTCCTGTTACATATAACGATACCCGTGACTTCATCTATCAGATTATTGATAGCGGGGAGACGGCCTTTATCAAGGACTTCGTTGAGAAGGTCTTCACCAAGGCCACGCGGGAGGAGTTATATTGTGCACTCTTTGCGAAGCTCATTGCCGAGATAGCCCACAAGTTCCCGGTCATTTACGAGGAGATGAATGTATACCATACCAAGTTCATGTCTATCTTCGAGGATGTCGAGGACCACAAGGAATCTGAGTATGACGTGCAAGTGAAGAAGAAGCAGTATAGAATGGGCTATGGGCATTTCATATCCGAGCTGGCGGGGCAAAATGCACTTCCGAAGGAGCGGCTATTTCAAATGATTGATACGATATGCCAGAAGCTGGTGCAGAATGTGGAAGACTCCGGTAAGATTAAGACCCTGGAGGAGTTCATTGACTGCCTGTTCCGACTGACAAAGAACCTGCGGGATAAGTCTCCTGCGTTCTTTTCCAAAGTGAAGGCGAGCCTGCTCGATATCTTGAACCCCCCGCTCACGTTCATTTTGGCAGAGAAAAGGCCTGGACTAAGCACAAAGGCACGCTTTGGACTCCTTGACTTGAAAGATTTATTTGTATAATCTAAGTAGAAATGCCTAGAACAACACGCAGAAAGGGTAACAAGGGCTTTCGCCTTGCTAAGCGCCTCTTATCACCGGTCGAGCAGCTGCTCGGCCTTGCGAAGGATGTCGGAACTTCCGGCTTCCGTCGCACTGGCAACATCTTCAGATCTGGAATGGGTTTTGCTGGTAACACGGTGAGTGCCACGGGTAGACGCATCAATGGTGCGGTCAATGGCCTCATCCTCGGCAAGTCGGTGAAGAGCCGCCGCAGCGATCGCAAGAGCCGTCGCAAGAGCCGCCGCCAGAGCCGCCAGCGTCGTTAAACGTAGTGGACAGACGCTAAAAAGCGTCGCTAACTAGTGGACAGACGCTAAACATAGTTTATATGTCCACTTACCAGTCGTATGGTATAAATACTATCAGTATTTATCCCGTATCAAAAAAAATGATTTTTTGTCCCCCGTTCCAGGAGGTCCGAAATAATGACATTGAGTCCTAGAATGAAAAACTCTTCCGGGCAAAAGGGGAAGACCAAGAAGCGGGGTGGTCCCAAGGACAAGGATGATAGCGATGTCGACGATCGCGGAAACATTGCTGATCTCATCGACTACGAATACGAGTCTAGTGAGGAGGATGACTCAAGTATGACTCCCTCAGAGAAGAAGGCACTGAAGAAGACTGGAAAGTTGCCGAAGCGTCTCAAGGATCATATTCGTGGCCGCCGTCCACGGGTCGCTGCAGTTAAGGCGGGGCGTCGCATTCGCAAGATCCAGTCCCGCAAGAGCGATACTACTACAACGGATGAGACCTATGTACCCAAGAAGCTGCGAAAGGTTATCTCCGAGGATGAGGATGGCGAGACTCTAGGTTCAGAGGATACGGACGATATGGACGAGGAAGACGACGAGGATGAGGACGAGGGCGAGGACGAGGATGAGGCAGAAGAGGACGACGAGGACGACGAGGACGAGGATGCGGAGGCAGGCGATGGCAAGTACGGATTCTCAATCTCCATCGGCGGTCCCCCCGAGCCGACCGATAATCGCCTGATCCCTCGCCGCCACAAGATGAAGAAGGAGTCTGCATCCGTGCAAAAGTTCGTCAAGCTGGTCACTGCCCCTACCGAGGTCGACACCATTGACGACCAGATCGACCAGTTCAAGGAGTTGTCACAGGATAAGCAGGGACTTCTTCTGACGGCCTTGGAGAAGCGGTCCGAGTATGTGAAGAAGGAGCAGCCGCTCATGTTCCGTCTTCTGCAGATGAACCTGAAGCCCGAGATGATGGCAATGGTGATGACTCGCTACAACTCGATGAATCAGATGGATCCTGGGAGCGGTGAGTACTACAAGCTGCGTGCCTGGATGGAGAAGCTCGTAAGCATGCCCCTTGGCGTATACAAGGAGATGCCTGTGAATCTGGAGAAGGGTCCCGAGGCCTGTGGCCCCTTCATGGAGAAGGCCCGTTCCTACCTCGAGGATGCAATCTACGGCCAGGACGACGCAAAGCTCCAGATCATGCAGTTCATCTCGAGCAAGATCGCCAACCCGACCTCCAGCGGCCTGTCACTCATGCTCGTCGGACCCCCTGGCATTGGTAAGACGAGTCTGATCAAGAACGGTATTGCGAAGGCACTCGAGTGGCCCTTCCAGTTCATCAGTCTCGGTGGCGACAGTGATTCCAGCACCTACACGGGCCACCAGTTCGTGTACGAGGGCAGCCACTGTGGCAAGATCGCAAACTGCCTCGCCCAGTCAAAGTCGATGTCGATGATTCTCATGTTTGACGAGCTGGACAAGGTAAGTGCTACGCCGAAGGGCGAGGAGATCCAGAACCTCCTCGTGCACCTCACGGACCCTGTGCAAAATATGGAGTTCGAGGACAAGTACCTCACGGGCATTCCCCTCGATATGAGCCGCACCATGTTCGTCTTCAGTGCGAACGACATCACGAAGGTGGACCGTGTGCTTCTCGACCGTATGATCGTGGTGTCTCTCAGCGGCTACCAGCCGAAGGACAAGGCCATTATTGCGGAGAAGTACCTGCTGCCGGCTGCACTCAAGGAGGTGAACCTCATGGAGAAGGTGTCGATCTCGCCGCAGATCATCCAGCACATCATTGAGAATTACGCGAACGAGGAGACGGGTGTTCGTGAGCTGAAGCGCTGCATCGAGCAGATTGTCCAGAGAATCAACATGCTTCGCATGTTCAATGTGAAAGAGCTTCCCTTCCATATTGCTGGGTTCTCGCTGCCGTTTGTCATGAAGAAGGAGCACGTGGACTTGTTCCTCAAGAAGAAGACGACGGGGGAGAAGGTTCCGTATGGTATGTATACGTAGTATATGAAAGTGTATACGTAGTATATGAAAGTGTATACGTAGAATACGCAGTGTACATAGTACGCGACCCTTATTCATAATCACCCTGTAACAGAAGTTCAATATCCTGGTCTTTTCCGTAGGTCTTTTTTTGCACTACGGTAATGTCTTTTGTCGGCGAATATGCTACTTTTGAAGGAGTTGGTGGCAATTGAATAGGCATAGTTGTAACAGTTTCTGGCTTCTCAGGCAGAGGCTTCATCATAGTATCAAGCTGGTCTCTTTGTTGGAGAAGGCGGCTCAGAGAAGAATCGAATTCAGGATTCGTTTCAGAGCGACTAGCTTCTCCGCCACATCGTCCACCGGGGCGATATTTATTCATTTGGCATTTTGACATTCTAATCAGAGAATAGAATGGGGTCTACCAGACGTGTCGCAATCGCAGTCCTTGTCGTTGCCTTCCTTGCAATCGTCGTAGTAAACTTGCCACGCAGACTAGCAACATACGAGGGCTTCCGTATTACACGTGCAAAAGACTGTTCTTGTATACCTGGCTATATCCCCCAGAAGTGCGGGGATTCGATCAATATGATCGGCGAGAAGCTGAATAGCTGCTTTGGTGTACCGAATGACTCGTACTTCTGCCAGAGCATCGAGCGTCCTGAATCTGCTGAGAGATGTTCCTAGACTCTGGTCCCTTAGCCAGAGCGTGCCACGAGTGCAGTTTGACCTGAATCGGTGTCATTTGTCCAGGTGCAAATATAGACATTGCCATTCGTAGAGTAATCATTGGGAACGCCCTCCGTATTCGGTCCCTGTACGAGTTGGCAATATGTGAAAATATCCTGTAGCACTCCATTTGTCTGAAGATACAGCTTCTTACCCATATCACGGTAAATATTGCCCGGTGACACGGGGATTGTAGGGCTTTGGGCGTTAAAGATACTTGTTAAAAGTGTATTTCCATTCTTTGCATTCAGCACCGTCCCGTCAAATCCATAAATCAGGGACTTGTTCGCAGCAAGATACGTTAACAGCGTAGACTTTGAGAAGGCATTGCCCCCAGTTACTACATAGAGTAAACGAACCGAGTTAGGAATCTGGGCAAACTGGCTTTGAATGGACGACATTCTACTAGTACCGTATTTTATATGGCAATACTAGAAATGCAAGGAATGCAGAGTAGAATGATACACAAGGCTGCCATTGCCATCGTTATCGTTGGTGCGTTAAATTGGCTAGGAGTTGGCTTACTTGGATACAACGCCGTGGCCCGTCTGCTCGGTGCCCGCTCCATTGCTACCCGCATCGTCTACACCATCGTCGGTCTCGCTGCCCTGACCATCATGTTCCACCGTGACACGTACCTCCCCTTTCTAGGCGAGGCAGTATTCCCGCACACGATGATTCCCGAGCAGATTCCTCAGGGTGCCGATACCCAGGTGCAGGTAAAGGTGAGACCGCACGCCAAGGTCATTTACTGGGCCGCTGAGCCTGCAACAGAGGGCATGAAGAAGCTGAACGATTGGCGGAAGGCGTACCTGAAGTTCCTGAATGTAGGTGTCGTAAAGGCTGATGAGACGGGCGTGGCGACTCTCCTGGTCCGCAATCCTCAGCCGTACACGGTGCCGTGGATGGGCCGCATCGAACCCCACGTACACTTCCGTGAGTGCGAGGAGGATGGAATGATGGGGCGTATTAACACTGTCTACACCTCGAGCGGCAAGGTGGAGGCGTTTATATCGATCTAAATAGAATGGTAGCTGTTGCCATAGTACTATTCATTGTTATATGCATAGTAGTCCTATACAAAATATCCGTATCACCTGTTACAGAAGGGTTTGTCTCCACATCCTACACCCTCCCCAGAACCATCTGGTCGTACTGGCACGACCCAGTGATTCCTCCCAAGGTGGCATCAATGTTGGAAGAGAGAGCCGTCCTTCCCTGGGAGCACATCGTTCTCAACAAAACGACGGTCCATGACTACATTGACCCGTCCATCTTCCCGAAGGGCTACGACGAGCTCAGCCACCAGCACCAGGCCGATTGGATCCGCCTCTATATTCTCAAGGTCTACGGAGGCTGTTGGATGGATGCGTCCATCCTCGTGAATTCAGGCGTCGAACTGGAATCCTTGTACCAGCGTTCTCTCGAGGCCGAATCGGAATTCACCGGATTTTATCTGCAAGGCCACACGCTCGGCGGAGTTCCTGAAACCTATATCGAAAACTGGTTCATCATGGCTCCGAAGGGCAGCCGTATCATCGAGCTCTGGTACAAGGAATATACGATGGCCGTTGAAATGGGATTCAAAGCCTACAAAAAACGGGTATTTTCCAAAATCGACGTGTCAAATATATATGGGAGGGACGACGACAACACCTATTTAACACAGCACGCCGCTCTCCAATACGTTCTGCGCCTTCTCCCTGAGCCGGCAAATATCATCATTGTCGATGCATCAGATACGATGTTCAAGCCGCACGTCGATTGCAAGTGGGACACGGAATGTACACTAAAATATATAAAAGAAACTCCCAGGGAACAACAACCTGCCTTTATAAAACTTCGGAGCAACGAGAGGAATTTACTGTAGGGGGGTGCGAAATTCGCACTAGTAGAAGAGCTTGATAATTTCGACTAATTCCGTGTTATCTTCGTTTTCAATTCTATCGATTTGCGTCTGTATTTCCTCTAGTAAACGTTCCAGCTTATCTTCCATATCCACCCCCTTTCCATCGGGATTGAATCGTATAAAGATCATCTTTCCACCGTGACCCATGTACAAGTCGTGATACCGGTTTTCTTCATCTTGCTTGTCATACCCGTCGTGGGCATTCTCATCTGTCTCAATGGCAAGAAGTGTAGAACCTATGAGTTTTCGATGGTCGATTCGTCGCCGCATTGTACAATCACAGTGAGATGTGTACAGGGGTTTATCGTGAATAAACCCTTCATACCTTGCGTTGATTGCGTTGCGAACACGGATTTCTTTGGTGTGTTCGTAAACGACCTCGCTGCGTGGATCATTTGGAAAGAGACGCTTGAAACATGTAGCACAGTATCCATCATACTTAATGGAACCGCCGCGAGAATCTGGCCAACTTATGCAGTTGGGGCATCGTCTCCCACCGCCGTGTGCTGTACACTTGCCGCTGTTATCTCGAGCAGCCTTGTCACACTCAGGCTCAATACATCGTCTCCCACCGCCGTGTGCTGTACACTTGTTGGTATTTCCTTGAGCAGCATTGTCACACTCAGGCTCAATACATCGTCTCCCACCGCCGTGTGCTGAACATTTGTCTGTCTTTCCTTGAGCAGCCTTCTTGCAATCAGCTTCAGTGCATCGTCTCCCACCGCCGTGTGCTTTGCATTTGTCATTTCCTGCAGCAGCCTTCTTGCAATCAGCTTCAGTGCATCGTCTCCCACCGCCGTGTGCTGAACATTTGTCTGTCTTTCCTCGAACAGACTTCTTGCAATCAGCTTCATTGCATCGTCTCCCACCGCCGTGTGCTTTACACTTATCAGTTTTTCCTACAGCAGACTTCTTGCAATCAGCTTCAGTGCATCGTCTCCCACCGCCGTGTGCTGTACACTTGTCAGTCTTTCCTTGAGCAGACTTCTTGCAATCAGCTTCATTGCATCGTCTCCCACCGCCGTGTGCTTTGCATTTGTCATTTCCTACAGCAGCCTTCTTGCAATCAGCTTCAGTGCATCGTCTCCCACCGCCGTGTGCTGTACACTTGTCATTGCCTACAGCACTCTTAGTACAGTCGGGTTCAATGCAGCGTGGTCCACCGCCATGTGCTTTACACTTGTCATTGCCTTTAGAAAACTTCTTACAGTCAGCTACACTGCACGTCTTTCGCCCCATTGAGGAGATGTCCTATGCTGGATGCAGGGCATCATCAATTTTTTTCGCAAGATCAAGCCACCTTCCTATACATTGCAACATAGATGCTCCTGTCGATGCTGGGGCTGGTGATCGGCATCGTCCGCTCATCATCGTAAAGATTCCACTTCCCTGTTACAGGGTGTTTTGCCTGAGCAGTGTAATGGCCACCGCCAGCCACTCCGTGGTGGTTGACGGTAGCGAAGAGCTCGTAGGTATCCTTCAAGCTCGGCTCGGGTGTTGTAGGGTGGAAGGTTGAGGTGAAGGTGGTCTCGAGGGGAATGTCGACGATTTGGTTCAGACGACGGCCGTCGTTGTGGAAGCGCTTCAAGGCAACGATGAGCCAGCTGCCGAGCCGCCAATTCGAGCGTGTAATGGTGGCCTTGGTCTTCGTGGGAGCACACTTGGGGCAGGCGTAGTCCTCGATAGTATCCCCCTTTCCATCGGAGATAATGAGGTCGAGGAGATTTAGCTGGCCTTCTGACTGCATTTGCTCAGGAGGAACGCTGACATCCAGCATGTTAAAGGTCTCCCAGGTGATGGATTCGTAGCCACACTCGCACCGTGTGCACTTTCTGCGAAGACTGAAGGCCAGCTCCACGAGAGGAGAATAGGCCTTCTCGAAACTCTGTTTCCAGAACGAAAGGGCCGAAGTAATCTCTGATTCGGCCTGCGTAGAACGAAGATGCATGTGTACGGGCTGCGACAGGCCCTTGTGGAATTCGTCGAGAATGAATCCGAGAAACTCGTGGGCGTCGTGGGGATGGCGTTCCTGAAATTGCTTGTAGCCGGTCTTATTTGCCAGAGCAACCATATCCTTCCAAAAGGGAGCCGTCTTCTCCACCGACCCTTCGGCGGTCCACATGAGTTTGAGTAGATGAATATAGGATTCGAGCATTGTCTTGTTGAGGAGCTTTTCCTCTGTTACAGGGTGGATTCCCCTAAGTAACGGGACATGCTTGTCCTGGATGAAGAAGATGGTCATATCGACGTGGTGGCGGAGTGCTTGCATTACGGCATTGCCGTAGCAAGTATTACCTATATTGGTAAGGCCGCAAACACCTTGCATTATATACTGGGACTTGAACATATAGGCCAGTGTGATTTCACTTTTTAGGGTTCAGTTTTTCGCCACGTAAAGAGTATCTATCAGAATCTACATAGAATGACGGATCCATCCTATCAATATATATACAATGTGGGCATGCTGGATGATTTGCATAACTACTTTCCCGCCTTCCTCTATGACACAGGTAGGTTTCAGACACTTCCCCAGGCATTTTCATACATGCGATCCCAGATGAATGCACGGTTCAATCTTCAGGCATATGGGGCACGCCAGGCTGGATTTGGGCCTTCTGTTCCCACAGCTGCCAGTTCTACAGTGCCTTCTACCTTTGTCCCTGCACCCGTACTCACTTTTACACCACCCCGTATGGATCAAACGACACGGTATCTTGCTGAAATTCTTACAGGAATGCGTGATATACCAGTTATAGATGGATCCTTTATACAGGTAGCCCAGAACTTTGCGGATCCGGTTCCCATTCGGCCCTCTGCAGAAGTTCTTGCCAGAAATACCACTCTTCTTTCAGGATCGGACCTCGATGTGAATTCGAGATGTGCTATTTGTCAGGATGCCATTATCGCTACAGATGCTTGCAGGAAGTTAAATGGGTGTTTGCATGCCTACCACCGAGTATGTATTGATCAGTGGTTTCAGACGAATGCAGTTTGCCCGAGCTGCCGTCACGACGTGAGGGACAATGTTGTTCGGGGGACTGCAGCTGCTTCTGCAACTGCAGAAGAAGAGGATGAGGAGAGGTATGATTAATAGGTAATCATAGAAAAATGTATAGATACTAGTATTTCATATACTACTATCTAATGCTTCTTTGCTTCTTTCACGCTTACAGTACCCTTTGGTACTACAGTATCCTTTGGTACTACAGTACCCTTTGGTACTACAGTATCCTTTGGTACTAGAGTACGAGTGCCTTAATATCACTCGGCAGAAGGCTCGGCGTGATGCCATACTTGTTGCAGATCTCCGTCATCATCCCCTCCTCTCCCGAGATCAGCAGGTTAATCGTCGTACCCTTTCTGCCATACCGACCTGCACGACCAATTCTGTGGATATAGCTCTCCATGTTCAGCGGGAGCTCGTAGTTAATTACCAGACTCACCTGCTGCACGTCAATGCCACGGGACAGCATATCCGTGCTAATCAGTACACGGCAGTTCCCCGAGAGAAACTCCTGCATTCTGTTCTTTCTCGTATCCTTGTCGAGCTCGCCGTGAATGCACGTGGTAGGATAGCCGAACTCCGCCATCTTCTGTGACAGCATCTCCGCCTTCTGCCTCTTGTTACAGAAGATGACCGCCTGTGTAATATCGAGATTCTTGTACAGATCGCACAGGCACTCCAGCTTGTGCTCCTCCTGATCGAGAGGAACGTAGAACTGCTGGATGCCCTCGAGGCGTACAGAGGTGGGAGGAATCAGAATGCGAACAGGGTTCTGGAGAATCTTGTTCGCCACGGCAACGACCGAATCAGGCATCGTCGCCGAGAAGAGAGCCACCTGCGTGCGAGCAGGAAAGCCACGCTCCAGAATGCACATCACCTGCTTGTAAAACAGGTCCTCCAGCATCTGGTCCGCCTCGTCCATAATGAGAACGCGAATCTCAGAGCGATCAAGTACATTGCGATTAATCAGATCGTAAATACGCCCAGGGGTGCCGACAATAATCTGGGCACCATTCTCTATCTCCCGAATATCCTCACGCACAGGATTGCCACCTACCGCGCAAAGAACGTTTACCTTGAGTGCGGAACCGATTCCGCGTGCCACCGTGCAAATCTGACGGGCCAGCTCGTGCACGTGGACCAGGACAAGAACCTGCGGCTTCTTGACCTCGGGGTCGACGTGGCAGAGTGCACCTGTAATAAAGGCACCGGTCTTTCCAGTACCCGACTGGGCTTGCGCGAGAATATCACGGCGATTCTTCATGGGGACAATCGACTTCCCCTGGATCTTACTCGGCTTCAGGAAACCGTGACTAAAGACCCCGCGAAGAACATTCTCGGGCAAGTCCATCTCCTCAAAGGTCTCGTACTCCTGGAGCACCTCCTCTTCCACTAACACGTTGTCAACAGGCGTATTCATTGAGTCCATCTGGAAATATATCTGGACATTACTTTAGCCCCTGGTGCGTATCAACTTTTACAGCGAAGGCAAAAGCCAAAGCCAAAAGCCAAAGCTAAAAGCCAAAAGCAATAAAGTTGAAAGGCCCAAAGCTTTTCCTATTAGTCCTTACCAGAATGGCCGATGAAGATGATGATTTCGCCGTTGATTACGAAGTAGACGATGGCGGCCTCATAGACGAGGGCGTTCCCGATGTCCAGGTAGAAGACCCCCTCGACTCTCTCCGCAAGCACCATCCCGAGTGCACCATCCACTACGCAGAGACGATTCTCCCGAAGCTCCAACTCACCTCCTTTCCGCCCATGGGAACGGACGCCAACCATCGCTCGCCTCCCTTCCTCACACAATATGAGAGAACCCATATTCTGGGCAAGCGGGCGAATATGCTGAGCCAGGGCGCAAGACCCTTTGTCGAGGTCCCTCCCCATATGACAGACGTTCTCGATATTGCGAAGCTGGAGCTGGAGAAGCGGTGCATCCCCTTTATCCTCTGTCGCACCATGCCCGACGGATCCCATGAGATGTGGCGGGTATCGGATCTAATGATGCTTTCATAAATTGGAATCTTTCACGAGTATCACTTGATATTCGTGCATTAGTTTCGTATACCCATGTTCAAGTAAATATGGAATACTATATTTACCTTTTGTATTCATAATTTTATCACCAACATCATCTACTAAGATAATACCATTGGGGCTCATTAAATTTCGTTCAATAATAATTTTACAGTCTTCCAAATGCTGCTTGCACGCATCCTCGCCGCTTTCCATATGATCCATATATAAAAAGTCAATCTTGCCAGTAAACATATTTAAAAAGTTACTCGAGTAATCTCGTACTATCTCAACATCCATATTAAAATCACACATGGTATTAACTATATAAACTGCATCACTACTAGGATCAATCGTGTATAGTTTAAAGTTTGCACCCTCCAAATTGTCTGCAAATACCTTTGTAAAAATTCCCGCCCCCCAATCCCATAGTTCAGGAGACTCTGGGTGCCAGTATTTTATATCTGGATGCATACATCCCTCTACACCCCCAGATACAAAACTTCTACTTGTGCCCAACTCAACGATTTGATATGTGATAGATGGGTTCATATTGCGTCGCATTAGTTCATATGACTTTTCGAATGTATTTTTTCGTTTATCAAAATATGCCGAGTACTTCATGATATACTTTTTACCGAACGTGCTTTAAGTATAATTTACATCCCAATAAGAACAATCCCAAGAACAGAAAAGATAACACCGATCAAATTGGTAACCGACATTTTTTCTTCAAATGCAACATATCCAATCAAGCAGACGGTGAGCGTACTGAGAACATTCCAGAGAACATTGAAGAGTCCCATGGTCTGATGCACGAGTCCAAGCCGAAAGAAGATCGGTTGCAGGGAATACAGTCCCATCGCCGCTGGGAGAACCCACAATCCCCATGATCCTACTGCATTCATCTTTAACAGTGATATCGTGGCAATATCGATTGCTGCCATTATAGAAGCAAGTATATATGATATGTATAACATACTATCTATACTTAGTTAAAAAAACCGAACACGATCTTCCGGTTTTATATACAACGGATCCCGAGCATCAACTCCAAACGCCTCGTACCACTCATCCATCTGTGATACAACCAGATTTACCCGTAAATACGCTGGCGAATGTTCGTCCGCCGCCATACTTGTCCGCAGCTGTTTCGTTCTGTAGATAGTTCTCCAAGACGTTGCATAGGAAATGAAAAACGTACGATATTCTTCGAGAAGTTCCTCCTCGGACGTACGCTTTGCTTCCAGCTTCGTACGGAGAGCCTCCAAACAGATTGCCATTCCCGCAATATCGGCGATATTCTCACTGAGCGTAATCTGCCCATCCAAATGCTTCCCAAGAATCTTCACAGAACTATACAAGGTTTCAAGCCCCCTCGCCCGTTTCGCAAACGCCTGAATATCGTGCCTCGTCCACCACTTTCGAACTTTCCCATACTGATCATATTCTTTCCCATCATCGTCAAATGCGTGGCACAGCTCATGGCCGAACGTGCACCCCAGCCCCCCGTAATTCCACCCCAGCGATTTCTTTTTACTGTAAAAGGGGTCGACGAGAATTCCGTACGGAAAAATGATTTCATTGAATTCACTGAAATAGTACGCATTTACACGGAAGATTCCCTCTTCCCAGTACGTGTGGCGAGTTCCCAGCCGCCCAAGCAAGACGTTTGTCGCGTATTCTCCCAATAAGAAACGGTTTTTCATGAAATTTTCCGGATCGAGTTCGACATCGAGCGATTCCCAGGAATCCGGTTTTCCGATTTTGTAGCGGATCGCCTTGATTTTCTCAATCGACGCGATTTTCGAGTGGGTTGTCAGCCACGGATTTTCCCGCATGCGGACGATGGCGGCCCGATGAATCGATTCCCCAATGTCTCGACACCCTTTTACAATTGCATCATCGCCGCAGGCATCCCAGAAAAGCTTGGAAACCGTGTCTGGAATCATGGCGTAAACGAAATCGAGGAAGAGCCGGGTATCGGGCGTCTTCTTCTCTTGGCCTTGCATGAACTTCCCGTAGAATTCAAAGTAATCTTGGTCAATCGGCGGAGTATATCTGGAAATGTTACAGAGGTAGATTTTGACAATGTAGAGTTTCCAGAGGGAAATCGGATATTGGCGGAGCATGGACGATATGCCCCGAATCATGGTGGGATATTTGTACGACAGATGCATCGACTTCCAGTCATATATTCCACAGCCCTCAAAAAAGGAGGCCCAAGAGAGTTTTCCAAATTTCTTCGAAAAACGGATCGCCTTCATCGAGGTCGTGCGTTCATCAGTAACGTTTGCGAAAGTGCGAATTAGCCCCTTCTCAAAAGCGGCGGCACGGTCGAGATGCTCTATGCCGAAGGCCTTTCCCATCTTGCTCAGATATTCCTTATACTTTCGCATGAACTCAGAAGAAGAATACAGGTTCTCGGCCAAGGCAGGGATAGCGGGGCGTATAAGAAGTTCCAGCTTCTTATCGACGGCACAGTATTCGAGGTTGAAGAGACTGTTCATTCGATACTTAGTAGCATACCCGAGGTGTCGCATAACATCATCCGCCGTCTGGATACAATAGATGGAAGCCAGCTTCTCTTTTACATAATCAAGAGACTGCTGGTTCGTATACCGTGTAAAAGAGGTGTGGAGGGCTTTCAGCGTTTTGTCTTCTTGCGTACTCGTGCCGAGGCCTGCAAAAATAGAGGAAATCGTGTCATCGATACAGCTCTCTATTTCGTGGCTCGCACTAAACGAAGTATCAAACGGGGGAATCTTCGTGTCGGAAATCCACTTCTTGTTTACCCACGTGTAAAAGTCACGTCCCACCCACTTGGATGAATACTCTGAAACAGGATATGTCATTATTTGACAACTCAGACCGCTTGTACGGTTCTTCCTTTGACGGCGGGTTTTTCTTTTTTCCTGCGTCGGTCTGTAAGAGCCGTCGCTCATCTACTCTCCTGTATACTTCGGAAAAAGACCGCCGCGACTTAGTAATAGCGGGCGGCATCTACTCTTTAGGGGAATTTTTTACTGCGTCCATCTCTTTCCACAATTCAGGCACTGGATAAAGATCGTCATCGGCTCGTCGGCTGATCTCGTCTGAAGCTCATAATATGTGCACTTCCGCATCTTGCAGCCGTTGCAGAGCCACTTGTCGGTTGCACGAGAGAAGTCACCCTCCAGCTGGATTCTCTCTCGCTTGGCCTGATGATCTACCATCGTCTTCCAGTTCTCAGGGAAGAGCTCATAGTAGTTCTTCGAAGTCAACTCATCGAAGCTGACCTCGTGGTTCGTAACCCGCTCCCAGAGAGAGGTATTCTTCACGTAGGAAGACGGATTCAGATTCCCGACAATCCTTCTAGCAATGGCAGAATACACGTCGCAGAAGGCTGGATACGACCAGTTCTTGCGGATCTCCTCCTTTTCCGCCGTGCGTAGAGAAGCTGTGAAGATACTAGCCTCGAGCTTCACCGCATCATCGGTTGTCAGCTTCCCCTTTGTTGCATCACCTGAGAACTGAGACTCGATCACTGCCAGCATTTTCACACGAGCGGGTGACGCCTCTAAAGAAGAATCATCTGGCAGCTCAGTCATATCAAGAGGAGCAGGGACAGCATTCTTTCTTACACGTGCAACACGGATGGGCTTTTCCTCTACGGGCTCCTCCTCTTCCACCTCGGCCTCTACCTCGGCCTCTGCTTCTCCCTCTGGAGCATCCTCATCCTCGTCGACTTCCTCGATCTCGCCGGCTACCTCTTCCACCTCCTCGTCAGACTCCTCGCCCTCTAGCAACGTAGTATACAGGATCTCGTACTCGGCGGTCTTCAGGGGAATGGGATTCACAAAGGAGGTCGGCTCCTCTGAGGCAAGGACAAGGATGTCGCCGTAGAAGGTCATTCCCTCGAGCGGAGGAGGAAGATGGTGCTGATTCTCATGGGCGTCCACTCCCTCAAGGTAGCCGAAGAGGAATAGGGTCTTCTGCTTGCACGGGTAGGAGCCGAGTAAAGAGGGAGTCTCCTTCTTCTTTAACGCCTTCATCATATCTGTGGGATTGACCGACTTCAGTTTCCCCTGGCGAATATCGCCGGTCTGGCCGAGGAGAACAACTTGGACGTCGGGCATAATGGACTTGGTGTTTGCTTAAACTCCTATTTCAACTTTTAGGGAATGAATGAGGCACGGTATGAGGGACGGTATGAGGGACGGTATGAGGGACGGTATGAGGAACGCACTTGGATCCGTTCTTCTGCGTCAAAGGGTGTGCCTACAGTAATCTGGGACGGGGGTAGCGAACAGTGGGAGTTATATGAGGATGGAGAACTACGGCATTACAGGATACTCCAGAGAGAGTGTCTCAGTGTCGACCGCATTCGAGAGGTTCTAGAACGGTTGGAAGAATCTGCCATACCTGCGGAGATATTTGCAAAGCACACAAAGACATGCTTGCAGTGGACCATTGAGAAGAAGGATTTAACTTCTCCTTCTGCTTCTGCTTCCGCTTCTGCTGTCTGGGAACTGAGCCCCCTGTCGAACTGGATCCCTCCTACCGCCCTCTTCCAACCAAATGCGATTCGCCAATAGGTTAATTGTTTTCTTAATCAGATGACTGCCAGACTTTACGCTTCTATCACAATTGTTCTTGCCTTGTACGTAGGGTATTGCTTGTATTCTCAGGCGGAGAAGGATGTCGTGGCCACGTCAGTGGAGAGCTTTGTACCGGTGCAGGTGCCGGTTCCTGCAGCAGCAGATATGGCCTTACGTATTGTGGAGCAGCAGCAGATGCAGGTGCAGCAACAAGTTCCTGTACAACGCGTAATGCACGTAAAGGATGAGGCCCCCTTCGATCCTAGCGAACATGTCGAGGAGTCCGCCCAGATACCCGAACGCCTTCGTCATCCCGAGCGTTCCTTTAGTCCCGGCTATGTAAATGACGAAACACAGAATGCGGTAGCCTCAGGGGTGGCAAGCTATTCTGCCGATGTGACCGCTCGTGCCGAGCAGACCTTTGGCCCCGAGTTTGTGCAAAATGGTGGTCAGTTCATGGAAGGCATTGTAGCCAATGATGATAGTGCGGCGGTAGCATATTCCGGCTTTTAGGTTTGACGTAGTCAAACACTTAAAACCCCTGTGACATGATATAGTATATGGAGGCGAGCTTACGTTCTAGTGCACCTCGCCCCGTAAACTGCAGATTTGCAAAGACTGAACCGGCTCTCCACGAAGCGACACAACGATTCGTGGAGAGCCATATGCGTGACGTGCGGATTAGTCAATTCGCCGACCTGAAATATGCATCGACCCTTGTGAAGCAGGGGACTTGGTACTGGCTCCGCGGGGGGAAGCACGGCTTCCTTGTCATGGCCCCGAATTCCCCGATTGTGTGGATGGATGAAAAGGGGACCATGTCCTTCAAAATCTCGATTCGTGTATCGAAGGAACTGCTACAAGGGACGATCTGTCTGGCCTCGCTGCAAATGAGCGATGGACTCCTTGTTCTCGAGGATATGCGATACATTGCAGGGAAGAATATTGAGGCGGACCCCTTTTCTAAGCGGTGGGAGATCCTTCTCGACTTTTACAGAAACTCCTATGTGTGCGATACCGTGTTACAGGGGGGGTTGACGGTTGAGCCGGCTGTGTACTACCCTCTAGAGGCGGCTGCGTCCTGGGATCAGAATACGCCGATCTACATGGTGGCGCAGGGGGAGACCCAGAGAAAGAGAATCCGGATTCAAATCCGTGACAAGGAGGTGAAGAACTATGCACCTGAGAGGAAGTATCCACCCACGAGGGAGCCCTCGCAGCTGGTGAAGGAGAAGGAGAAACAGAGGCAGCATAACCGTGGGCAGGGCCAGGGCCAGGGCCAGGGCCAGGGCCAGGGCCAGGGCCAGGGCCAGGGCCAGGGCCAGGGCCAGGAGCAAAAAAGCCAGATTCATGTCTCTTCTCCACCAGTTCCTTTGGCAAAAGATACCTACGTAATCCCCTCCAAGGAGTTCCCCGATACCTACCTATTGATGATTAATGGAGAGCAAAAGGGATATGCAGCAGTACAGGGACTTACCCTGAGCCGTGCTTTACGCGATCGTGGGACAGAGGCGAAGATCCCTGTGAATGTAGCATGGAACCCTGAATTCTCATCACACGAGATAGTTTCTATAGCATAGATAGAATGGCTGTCACGCGTAGCAGAAGCAGAAGCAGACGCAATAAGCGTAGTCAGAGAAGCAGACGCACCGCTAGTAAGCAGAGAGGCGGCGGCACGTCCTATTGGTCATTCGCTCCTACTTCTGCCGATGCAACCATGAATAATCCGATGGCCTGGAAGAGCTCTGACAGTGCCAACGGCGCGGACCGCCTGAACCCTGCCACGGGTGCTGGTCTGCCTGGAATGTCTTCAATGTCTTCAATGTCTTCAATGTCTTCGCAGCGTGGTGGTGGTGGCGGTACGCACTATGGATTTACGGGGGTGATGGTTGATACGCCTGCTGGCCTCGTTGCTGATGGCACCATGGGAGGCATGCGGTCCATTCCGACAAACTGTGCCCTCCCTGGGCAGCAGCTAAATGTGCGTGGCGGTGAGTTGTGGAACCAGGCCGGTGGTGCCAGCCCGACCATGCCTATGCCCCCGCCGCCGGGCAGCCCGCCTCCTATGCCTATGGCTCCTATGATGGGCAGCCCGTCCCCCGCATCAATGAATATTGCAGCCCCCGTGGCTGCCATGATGGCTCAGACAAAGGGCGGCAAGAGAAGTAAGTCGAAAAAGAATAAGTCTAAGAAGTCTAAGAACTCCAAGTCTAAGTCTAAGTCTAAGTCTAAGTCCAGACGCTAATCCTCGAACATATACTTTGTACTGATTTGACTGTCCTTTTTCTCGACTTCTGCAGGAGCAGAAGCAGATACATTTGCAGTTGCAGTCGGCAACGCATACTCCCCCTTCGTATCGACAATCTTGTATACACACTTCTTGTAATATGCCTTTCGCTTAGCCCACTGCCCCTGGTACATCGAATGGCTATCAACAATATCAACAATCAATGGCGGTATTTCGCGTGCACTCTTCTGTGTTCGCAAAATGCGTCCCGTACTCTGCTCAATCTTCTTTCGAGGGCTGATCATAATCATAGTATTCAGCGTCTTGATATTCATCCCCTCCGAGGCCATCGCATACGTCCCTAGCAAGACTCTTGCTCCCGCTGCCTCTGTCTGCCGCTTCTCGCTGTCCATTCCGCCAATGTAGTAACTTACAGGTACTCCAGCAGGAATCTTCGCCCGAATCCTATGCAAGTGGTCAATCCGCTCGCTAAGAACCAGCACGGTCCGCAACGGTTCTTCCAGAAGCTTCGCCAGAATCTGATCAATTACGCAATTCCTAGGCTCAAAGGCCACAATCTGGCTCAGTAAGCGGGCCAGCACAGGCTCTCCCCGAGAATCTACCGGCACCTCAGAATACTCGACCTCATCGGAATGAAACCCCACCTTTTGCACAATCACGTCGGGGTCCGCTTCCCGCGTCTTTTCCCAGTAGACCGGCTTCCCAATAAACCACTCGAAGACCCGCGTTAATCCATCATCTCGCACCGGCGTTGCACTCAGCCCCAGCATGTTCTTCGTCTGCACCTTTAACAATGCTCGTGAGAAATGGGCAGCCCCCAAATGATGACACTCGTCAAAGATTGTCAGGCCAAAGGAATGGAACTCATCGGGAGAGAATTCCCGAGATACCAGGGTCTGAATCATTGCGATACAGCAGTCGTATGCAACAGGAGCATCTTCCGGAACAACTTGGCGAAGACGCTCGAGCAGAACGGCCTTCGTTCCTGCAAGAGGAAGACCGTGTTTCTTGAGTTCCTCCTTTAGCTCTGGAATCGTAAGTGGCTTCTTCTCCATGAATCCCAGTTGTCTCTTATCCTCCTGTAAGATACCGATGCGAATCCCTGGCATCAGAGCCGACAGCTCACCCATCCACTGATCAAGAAGGAACTCCTTGTCCACGACGATCATGAACTTTCGGCCAAGTTTTGCCGCGATCTGTATTGCCATGAAGGTCTTTCCTCGTCCGCAGGGAACACAGATAAGTCCATTGGGGGCGGCCAGGAATTTATTCACAATGTCATGCTGATACTCATAGGGAGTACCTGTAAATAGCAGGTCACTGCGAAGAGGTGTGCCATCGGACAAGCTCGATTCGGTAGCAGGACCGAATTTCTCAGTAGCCCATACTCGGGGAAGATAGTATTTGGTAAGAGACTCGGCGTAGACACGAAAGGTGGCTGCTTGACTAAATCGCTGCTGCATCCCTGGCACAACAGGTGTAACAGAGAGTTCTTTGATAATCATCTTCTCGTGGAGGGGATTCAGTCCCTCTTTGGGGATGGCGTATCCTCTCCGAGTCAACATTGTGGACTTAGGCAAGTAGGGGTTCTGCTTATCAAATTTAAGGGCTGTACGGTAGATGAGAATCGATACATCAGTTGCCAGCATTGTGTTAATTCTAGGAGTTCCCCTCCTTGGACACATAGGTCTGTCCTTTGAGCTTGCGTCCAATACGCTGGTCCGCCTCGCTCTCCTTCTCTACGTACTCTATTCCACAAGCATCTCGCCCCTTGCCGGCCTCCTGGCTGTCCTCGCGGCTGTAACGGTGATCGGTGAACGCAATTTCCGGGCTCTCATCGGATTCCCGTCGGCCAATGCGACAATCCCCTACAAAAAGGACGTGGTGTTCGAGAACCTGGCTGGCACCCAGTACCCTGCACTGAGAACGACGAGTAACGACGAACAGATATATACGGACAACAATCCGAGATTGGCGGCTGCGCCCACGGGGGCACACTCGGCAAAATTCTTCATGGATCACAAACTTTCCGTGTAACTTACTCTTCACCTCGCGAAAACTCCGTCGCATACTCAAAATCGCTTGCAAGTCTTTGCAGCGTGGATACCAGCTGTTCCACGCTAGAAGGATATTCGTCGCTTTTAAAATTATCACGTAGCCATTTCCGGGTACTCGCATCAGCACTCATGCGATGAATCCATGCAAGTAAGAGAGTCGCCATCTTTTGGACATTTCTAGCATACTCGCCAGGAACAAAGGTAATATTAAGTTCCGAATTCTGAAAGCTAAAGTCTCCCCGTCTTGCCCAGAGAAAGGTGGCAAAACTCTGGCAGAAATTACTTGTACCTGGAAGTTGAAGATTTTCCGTATAAGAATTGTATTTTCTTCTGTGTTCACCTTCTTCTACTTCATAGCCGATCCAGTGCCCACTCTTATACACAACACCCGAGAAATCACTTGGAACCTGAGAAGCACGTCTCCTATCTAATGCACTCATTTCGCCGTCTGGAGTAATTACCTGCATTCCTTCTCTTCCGAGCATATCGTGAGCTATGCTGTCTAATACATTCTCCTCGCCGAGAGCATCGATCAGCGGCTGAAATTCGGGATGATATTCCGTTTCAAGCCCATTCATTTTACTGGGACTCGGCGTTCTACGCAGGGTAGGTGGCGTTTTACTGAGAAATGGACTCGGTGTCTTTAGGCTTTTACGTAAACTGTTTTTACTGTTTTTCTGAAGAGTTTTCTTCGGAGTGTTTCTCGATCCACCTTTACGGTTCTTCTGCTTCCTTGTCATACCTCGAGGAGCCATCTAGTTTATGTCAACTTTAAAGTACAGATGTCGTTTTTAAGGCTTGCGGTGTGAGTGATTTTGTGATCGTGGTCCGTTCGAGGATATTGCAAAAGGTGTTCTTCTTTGCATCGGACCAGGATGCGGAATTATCGAGATTGTATTTGGACGATGCGTAGACCTCGGGGTACAGGATCTGGATGGAATTGATCCAGTTCTTGTAGCTCTGTAAGTCGGTGCAGGTGTAGGCGACATTCTCGGGAGAGAATACGTCGATATACGTATCGGTAGGTGCATTCGGACGAATGCGGGGAGGGCCGGTGCCTGAGACCGGAATAGTTAGTGTCCCCGTTTTGCCCTGGACTGTATAACTTATAGTGGCAGTTGGCACGGTAGTGGGGGCGTAGAATCCACATCCAGGATTTTGGCATCCTGCATTCGGTATTCCGTTCAGAGACCACACTGCTCCTCTTGCATCTGTCCAGTCACCCAGGGCTTTTACCTCGAAATACTGGCCTGCCAACAGAGAAGGAGGGCCTATTAGCTGTACTCCTGTATAACGATTTGTAGGAGCAGCAGGAGAAGGAGCAGCAGAAGGAGCTCCTGCAGGAGCTGCAGGACAACTGATGGAAATCGTGTAATTTTCGCCTGATGCGGGACCATAATTCTTCGTCTCATTGGCGCCGCTGCCACACGCGTAGGTAATTGAGAATGGTTTTGCAGTATTTTGGCACGGGTCGCCGACAATATCGTTGAAATGTGCTGCATAATTCACCGATATTTGCCCGTCAAATTGTCTCTGGAAATAAGCCGTCAGATCGCGCGGCCCACAGTTGGCAGCATAGATAGCAGCTTTTACACTGATAGTTGGCTGATTCGTCGGCGGGGGCGGCGGCGGGACGGGAGGAAGAGCTCCAGGATTCGGACCGGCCGGTGAACTCGGCTTGTTCCCCATTCTAGCGTCGTGTAATATTAAAAATATGTGTTTTAATATTACATGTAGGCACGATTAAGTCTAGAGTTTTTACGAGTAAATGACCTATACAATAGTAAATACTATTTGTTTACATAAGGCTAGTCATCTACGATCTTTTGCATTCATAGGAAGTTACTCCTGGCCATGTACGGTAACCGTTACGGTTGCTACGAGGTTCCCATCCTGGAATATCACTTCCACCGTGAGCCGCATCAACCTGTGAGGTGATACCTGAACATGATGGATCACTTTCACAGTTTGCTTTTGCAGTTGAAACATCTGACACATTGCATCTATCTTTGCCCCACGAGCCTTGGGCCGCACCAGGCGGACACTGGACACTATCGATACTGGCACCCCTTATTTCGGTCCACTGACAACCTGGCTTTGTAGGAGCGGTTCCACAAGGAAGTGCTTGAACCGGCGTCGTACCGTTGTAGGACCACGAGACATCTGTAACGAAGTAATTGCCATTCGGATCTTTGAATTGCAGCCAAAATCCAGCGGGATTTGGATAAGGGCCTCCAGCATTCCAAGCATTGACCGCCATGGTAAATGTTCCAGATGGGATGGTCATATTATACGAGCCAGTAATATTTAGCGGAGAACTCGGTTGATTTCCAGGAATATATATAATACCATAGTTATCAAATGCGTAATATACAGTTGTTGTATATGCAGCCCCCGAATTGGTAAATGTCTTACTGAATATATGAACGGGGTCAGTATCTGCACCGTATGACATTGGTTGCCACCAGATCCAAGATAAACCAGAAGAAGCTGGAGCAGCGTTATTTTCCCAGCCACCACGACCCGTCCAAAAGGAATTTCCAACAGCTGCTAGGCCTGACGCCTTTGACACCTCAGGACCAACCTGATACGACGGGCAGGGAGCAGCAGGCGGCGGAGGCGGAGGCGGGGGCGGGGGCGGGGGTGCAGGCGGAGCTTCAGGTATAATAGGAGCGGCTGCCGGCGGAGGGGCAATATTCGGCCCACCCTGGTACCATCCCTGCCCTGAGCGTTGGCATCTGCACACCACCGGTTTCCCCGTAACCTTGTTGCACCCAATATTCGGATCTGTCGGCGTTCCAATGCAGACCGCCCCGTTCCAGCTCATCGGAAGCTCTCCATTCCAGGGTTTTCCGTAGACGCCCTCGCAGTAATCCTGGCATGAGACGCTGCCGTCGTTGCCAATGACGTCCTGGTAAGGTATCGAGGCCACGGTGGTGCCCTTCTTAACACTCTGCATGAGATTGAAGTCGCATTCCACGAACGGGCTCCCCATCTTGTTCGGAACCAGCCTCTTTGTAACACCTTCCACCTTCGTCGCAAAACAATGGGTCGCATCAAGCATCTTGATGTTCGTGCAACTGTCTAACTTTTCCATGTCATCCTTTTCACTGTTATAGATGATGCAATGGGGATCACCCCAGTTGACGGGGGCCTTGCCGTCGCTGGTAATCTTGCCGGCTGTGCAGCCACGCAGGGAGGAGTCGATGTTGTTTTCAATATGGAGATCCTGGAAATAGGTCCGCATAGATGCTGGACACTTGTTATATCCGTAGGATGCAAGGAGCTGGCTGTAATAGGTGCTGCACGACTCCGGGGATTCTTGCGGGACGGACAAGGAGCACATAGGCACTCCCTGGTCGTAGCAATATGTGTAGGTACTCCCCTCGGGAATGCGCGATGTCATTTGAATTGACTGGTCTTCCTCCTCGGGTGGACAGGCGTAGAGTTGTATCCAGGCACCCATAAATCCTTCTATGGGTTTCACGTCTACATATTGTTCGTATACCTTACATCCGTATGTGAAGAAGAATACAATGAAAGAGAGTAGTAAGACCACTACAATCCAACTGAGACTCAATCTCATCTAAGAGGAGGGGCTTTTTTAGTTATCTTCTGCCGATGGGCGGGGCTGCAGATGGGCGAGGTGGTGCTGTAGCTGGGCGAGGTGGTGCTGTGGCTGGGCGAGGCGGTGCTGATGGTACTGGGAGGCGAGAGGCTGCTTGAGGCGGTGGGAGGCGAGAGGCTGCTTGAGGCGGTGCTGATGGTACTGGGAGGCGAGGCGACGCTGGGGGCGAAGCTGGAGGTGCCGTGGCAGCCTTTTTATTGACTGGACTGACAGACTTTTTAGCAGACTCCTTTACTGCCTTTGGATTTGTTACAGATGTATTTGATCCAATAGGAGCCTCGGGCGGCGGATAGGTTGAACCAGGGGCAGATGGATTATATCCTTGATATCCAGGATACCCTTGACTAGGGTACCCCTGGTATCCTCTGTATCCTTGAGGATAAGGCATTTGCGGCTGGTAGATAGGTGCTTGGTAGATAGGTGCTTGGTAGCTAGGTGCCTGGTAGATAGGTTGCTGAGTAGGTGGCATTTGCTGAGAAGGGGCAGATGCAGACATTACTACAGCTACAGCTGCAGCGGCAGGTGCAGCTGCAGCTGCAGTAGCGTCGCTTGCTGAATGCAATAAACTCGCTTCGCTTGCCATGGTCGCTTCGCTTGCAACCGGATTAGCAATCATTCTGTGCTTGAACACCATGGTGATTACTACGTACGTGAACAATATCAGTAAAAAGAGGATGGCAAGGGCCAAAATAAAATTCCAGTAATTAAAGTGCGTAGTGGTCGTTGGGATAGGCGTTACTGACGGGCGTGTAATATCAGCCCCCATCACCTGTGCCAAGTCAACCGGCTGAGCCGTCTGCTCATCCACATAAATCCCCCCACCATTGTCCATCTGTGACACCAAATCAATGGGATAACACTTTACTGAACTGAGCTTTCTCACATGATCTTTCGGAATCTTGATGTTCATTAAAAAGTTTATGGGAATTGTGTAAAAGGTGGCGAGTGGGTACGAATTTGGCGTTACCTGTCTCACGTGCTTATCTGGGCTGAGTTGCAGGGGGAATGACGGGTAGGCCAGATTCATATCGCCGTAGGCGGCGAAGTTGAAGATATGATCGTAGTACCAGAAAAGTGTATACATGAATTCTGGAGCAGATTTGTATACATCAGACATACCAAAAATGGTCTGGTCGTAGACGTCCGAGGTGAAGTTCGGCATGATGTGCGGTGTTTTGAAGACACACAGCTTGTATCGGCCAGCGAAACGGTTCGTTGACAGCTGATTATAGTTTGCCGTATACGTGAAGCTGTCGAACTCGGCTACGGTCGTCGAGGAAAAGTTAAAGAGTTGATTGACAGAATAGTTCCCCGTTGGATTCTTGTCATTCAGCAGCCACGTACGCAGAAAGGGATTCACTGATGCAATCGGTGCATTGTTCATATAGAGGGGGATTATGATGTGATAAATGTCACGTCCGTTGCGAAACACGATCGATATATTGAACTGCTGCCCTTTCACCGGCAGCTTCGTCACATAGTCATAGGTGGCATTCTGCAAGTCATTTACGTGGATTGCTATGAATTGAAGTTCGTAGCGGGGGGTCGACGGATCTACGATATCGACGAGCGACGTGGCGGGTAGATAATCTTTGCCAAAGAGGATATTCGTTAGATTCACGGTTCTCGAGGCATAGAGGGTCGGATCTGTTGAATTGGGCGGAGTTGCTTGGATCTGCTTTCCATTATTCACTTGCATTGAGTCGATCTTTGTATACATGGTTGCACTTGTCCGATTCATGGGGGGGATCGAGGTCGTGGATCCCTGGATCACGAACGGAGGTGCTGTCACAGGTGTCGTACTGAACTGGACGACATTTGGGTCTAGGGAAAAGGTATCGACGTTTTTCACGATTGCCGTCATATCTACTAATCTATGGTGCATATCTTGGTCCATCAAATCCGTACAGAGTCACCTTGGCCTTCTGGCCGAGGGGGCCGAGGTCGATTTCGTCGCCATTCGATACTTCCGCACAGCCGACATTGTCTTGGCAGTTGCGTCTCTTAAATTGCACCGGAACTGCAACGGGGTTGTAGGTATCTGTGCGTGTGTAGTAGTTGAAGAAGTCGCTCCTGGGGGCAACGCGGCGGCCGTAGAGGGGCAGGAGCTTGCCGTCGCCGCCGTCGACGATGCCCATTTGCTGGTAGGATTCGGGCGGGCCACGGGTTGCAACGGGATCAAGGGCACCGCGTGTTGGCACTTCGTAGCGTGTCTGCCACTCACGCTGCGGTCGGGGAGCAATTGTATATCTGTCGTCTCCGCCTCGCTGCTGCTGCATCTGCATTTGCATTTGCATCTGGCCTAGTATTTGCCCATTATCATGCCCTTGCTCGCTCGGAATAACAATAATCTGTTGTCTCTGCGAGAGGTATACGCCGCACACCAATATAACTAAAAGAACGACTTCTAGTGATATTTGGCTCATTACTACTTATTACATCTTTAATGTATTCTTGACAGTCTCCAGGGCTCCCGTGGCCTCACCGCCAGGGGAAAACATCTGCTGAAAGTTGCTCATCATCTCCTTGCCCTCAGACATCATCGGCTTGAACGACTGTAACATATTCATCAGAGTCTTCTGTGTCTCAATAAGCTGCTTCGTGTCGCGGGTCATGGCACTAATCTGGTCAGGCTTGAGCGACTTGAGGGCATTCAGCACACTCGAGCCAGCGTCAAGGTGGAAACCGCCCTTCTCATCTACGGGTATCTTACCCATTTGAAAGAGACCTCCATCGGCCGGGTCAACGAAGTCTTCCTTGTTGATCAGGTCAGCAGGCTGTGCTACAGGAGGGACGCCCGATTCACTGATTTTATTTGCAGGTGAAGCAGTTGCACTGGCAGATGCCGGCGTCGATGTCCCCGTGAAGGAGGGCGTGTCACCTCCAGCCGTAGCCGTTGTGTGCGATCCCACCCCAGTTACCGTCTTATCCTGTGTTACAGGGGGGCTTGGTACAGGGCTCGGACTCGGACTCGGGCTGGCATCGGCAAATCCTTCCTTCGTGTACAGGCAGATCGGTAAGACGGCAGTTACAATGAGAACTGCAAGAAGGGCAGCCTCGATCGACTTCAGCATGCCATAGACAACACCGCCGATGGCAAGGGACACCGCGTATTGAACCAGGGGGAGGCTTACCATTCCGTATAAAACGTATACAGCGAACAGCACCTTCGCCAGCATACGTGTCTGTTCTGTTGATTTAATCCCCTTCATTCTATTCTTGTTCAACGAATATTCATAGCGAAAGGAGAGGTGCTACCACTCGCTGTAGGAGCCAAAAGGTTGCGGCCAGGATCAGCGATACCAGGGCGAGGCCCACGGTGGAATATTCACCCGTCTGTTTCACAATACTCGGAATATAATGAGAAATGACGATACGCATGGGAGGGAGGGAAAAGAGGAAGAAGAGGATCGCGACAAGAAGGGGCGTCTTCAGCTCGTCAAGGAGAAAGCCCGAGAGCCACGACATTCCCTTCTTCTGGGGTGCCTCTACGTACACAGGGCCCGCACCGGGCATGACGCCAACAGGCATGGTGTACATGGCTTCCTGGGGGCGGGCACCGGCCACCGCAGCGGCAAAGTCGGCCGGGGAGGGGTGCTGATTTCCTATCATATGCGATGTCGGAATTGTGGAATCCATGGTAAACTGCGAATTGCCCGGTGCCATTCTCTGCTCTGCCATAGGGGTCTGGGCGGGCATGGCGGGCGGGATGGGGCGATGTCCAGGGGCCGACTGCACGTTCATGTCGGATAGGATTTTCTGTACTAGATCATTGTCTCCACCGGAGGTTGAATCTAGGTCTTGAAGAAGAGTTCCTGCTGCGGCCATAGTTCTAACAATTCTTCTGGCTAGTTCACGGGCTGTTTCTACGCATCTGGTCTGTGTTCTAAGAACCAGGCTGCCTGTGTTCTAAGAACCAGGCGTCCATATCTGAAACGCCTCAATATATCCTGAGGCAGGGCATGCAACGATATCGTGCTTGAATTGGTAGCACTTGCTGCCTATTTTGAAGGTCGTCTTCTTCATTTCCTCGATAGACGGGGCCTTCTTTATGTAACATGCATCACCCTTGCAGAGAGGGATTGTCATGGCCATTATGGCAAATCCAACGAGGAAGCTGAATATTATGTCGAACTTCGATGTCTTAAGTATCTCAAACATCTTACTAATTAGTCTGTCGTAAGAAATAGAATGGATATCGGGTTCTGGCATTTCAAGCTTGTACCTCTTGTTGCTGGCTTAGCTGTAGGTGCCTTTGTTGCACACTTCTACAAACCGGAAAAACAGGTCATCCATCAGTACCCGCATCCCTCCGATGCGAGTACAAAGACGTTCAAGGATCATAATAATACATGTTACACATATACTAGCAATGAAGTAAATTGCGATGCGAATGAGGCTACGATGAAGGATTACCCTGTGCAGGCGTGAGACTTGACGCTTGACACTTGACACTTGACACTTGACGCTTGAAGCTTTAATGTCTACGTCTGTAATACCCCTTCAGTATATTGGCACGAACCGACTTGACATCTTGTACCGTCCTACCAGATTCCAAGACTGCCCCGCCCGACTGCACTGCCTCTTCCTCCGCAGGAAGTGTCTTGCGAACCGCCTGCCATGCCTGGCCAAGAAGATTCTTGGCTCCATTCCACTGGCTAGGATTCGCGGCCTCTTCGCCAGAAAGTCCAACGCCCAGAATCTTGTCGAGGGGCTCGGCGTATACGAGAGTGTCGACTCCCGTTTTCCGAAGAAGCGGAGCATAACGGGCGTCCTGCAGAACAAGAGATTGTACGATATCTGTAAGAAGTTCTAGCGGCATATCGATTTCTTTCTTCTCGACACCAACGACGCGAGATCCGATCGAACGGATTGTCCTTGGATTTACCGATTTTAACAGAGTTGCACGCATATCGATGCGACCCACCTGGGTTGCACGCTCCACATAGTACGCCTGCAGAATGCTGGTATATTTGGTTGTGTTATAGACGAATTCGACGGGAGTTTCGGGAGAGAGGAGTCCATATTCGGGATCCTGGGGCGGTCCGAAAACGACAAAGGACTCCTCCTCGGCTTCTTCTGCTACCTTCGCGTCGGCTGCTAGCTTTGCGTCGCCTGCTAGCTTTGCGTCGCCTGCTAGCTTCGCGTCGGGCTTCGTATCTCTTACTCTCACCTCCTGCTCGAAGGTATAGGGTCTTCCGACTAAGCATACAACATCGTAACCAAGCTTCAGATCCTGATTTTTCTCATCCACAACCGCCGTCTCGTGCATGAGAACAGTCTTAATGGTCGGGTTCTTAAACTTATTTCCCCATCGAATCGGGCTACGAAGAGACGTTCTCCTCGAGTCGAGAGCGAGAAGCTCCTTTTGAAGGCGAACGGCATCCACGTAGTCCCCCGAACTCTTCCACTCTTCCATGGCCACGTGAAGCTGGCGAGAAAGTTCATCGTATTCCCTTTCCACGGCCAGAATATCATCCCGCCGCTTGGTGTCAATTTCCTTTCTTTCTTCCGGGGTTGATTCGCTGTAATAGGGAAGGGGTAGGATCTTTGATTCCTCACCGCCGATCGGGGGAACAAGAAGATTTCCATCCGACGTGAATTTGAAGCGGCCAACATCTTTTGCACGGGCTCTGAAGAACGATTTGCTATCGGTGGGCTTTATTTCTCTTGGTTTGCGAGCACGTTTTGCAGGGACTGCTCCTACTGCTCCTACTGCTCCTGCTCCTGCTGCAGCAGGAGCTTCTGCCTCCTCAAACTCCTCAACAACCTCCTCGGCAATATCGTGTATGTTGTTCGCAGCCTCTGGGGGAAGTATAGCCTCGCGGACTATATTGAGTAACCCCTTCTCTTCTTGTCCGGGTTCCATCTCTCTACTTTCAACCGAATATAACCTTAGAATGGCTCCCGTGACACCTGTTTCCATTATACGCCCGTCTGAAAGAAGTAAACTCATAGTATCGGTGATATATGGAGGTGTGCTTGCTGTAGCAGGCTTCCTTATACCTTATTACACGGTTGATAAGCTGACAATAGGAGGTTACATGATACTTGGATCTTTCTTGGCGGCCTTCCTATTCACGGGAATATTCCAAATTCTAACATGCCCCTTCAATCCCCTTTCTGTTGCAATATCGAGCGGCTGTGTTTCGACCGTTGTGATGTTATTTTCAATTGTCCTCTATTTCGGCTTTAGCGGCGATTTCTTAATGAGTATTGTTACAGCGGCTTTCCCTGTTGACAGGGTCGACGATGTCAACTCCATGAATATGCAGACGTACTCGCGTGGATATTCTTATTGGATGTTCTGGGCTGGTTTACTGCCGATCTATATTTTGCTGGGCGTGGTTGGCTCTTGCTAAGGACGAAGGACGAATGCCTAATGCAGAAGGACAGAGACCTACTCATTTGGATTCTCTTGCCCCAGGTATACGTATTTGGGGACGCCGGCTAGGCGACTAGCCTTATTATTCAGAACATAGTACCCCTTCGGTAATTCGACCGGCCCAGACGGATGGTTTACCAACTCTTCCCCATTCTCATACGAATTCCTCTGAGAATTCTTCCCAACCCCCTCTAACACCGCAACCAGGGTATATGAGAGAAAAGCCCAGACAATGCAAAAGAGCCAGAAGGGGCAAAGAGTATATTCATCCCCCTTCTCTATGCCAAATTCCTTCCACATCCCATCCGGAGTAAACATATACGACGGACGAATCACTAGGACAATGGCAATTCCAAATAAATACACAATCCCTGCCACAAGGAATGTCCACATCTATCTTATATTGATAGTTCTGCAGAGCTTAAAAATTCTCTGCGTGCACTTTCTATGTTAGACCGGCTCCGAAAGGAATACAATAACTACTTCGTAATGCTGCGAGCTACCTACACAGATCGCATAACCCCCCTAAAAAAGAGGGCCATCTCAGATATCAATCGCTTTGCCGATAACAAGCTCCCCCTCTTTTGCTTCGACAAAATCCAGGGGACTCGGCATGTAACACTCGGTATAATGGAATTTGATCTGATGACAGCTGCCAAGAATGGACGGACCTTCGTAGAATATCCCCTCAACTCCTACCTGTATCAGGCATGGAACGGGGACAATGTAAGTATGTTAAAGGGGTGCTATTATCTGGATTCTGTAGGCGATATTCCTGGTGCCCCGTCCTATATCACCTTCCTCCAAGAACACTTCGAGGGACTTGTCGTGAGATTTACTGAACAAACAAGTATGACTGGTTTGTTGCGTATTGAAATACCTGTTTAGACTTACCTTCTAATAATCATCCTCCGCCTGTTGATCATGGTCGTATCCAGAATCAAGAGCCATTTCCTCGACAACTCCACTGTCAAGCCTTTCCTGTTGCTCCACCAAGAATCTCTCAGGGTTGTACTTGCGAATATCCTTGTCCTGCACGGCCCACTTGCCGATTCCCAGCTGCTTGTTCATCAACTCCACCTTTCTCCGCTCGGCCGTCATTCCACCAATAGATCCGATAAACAGCTGCTTCTCCTTCTCGATACGCTCCTCCAGGCGCATGCGAATCTCTTCTTCGCTAGGCACGCGGCTTCCCGTGCTATACTTGTACATCGCCTTCCCGAGACTCTTGTAGGCCTTTTCGATAGTAAAAGGGGTTCCGGCAGTATCCTCTTCGGCCGAGACAATATTAGGATTGATATAGGTACTCACAAACCCCATGAGGCAACCACGCACGATATATCTCGCCATCGTCGCCCCGCCGCGCAGAAAGATCGGCCGTATCTTCGGAAATACATTGCGGCAGGCATTCGACAGACCAGCCACCATCTGCTCCACCTTGGACCGCAGAATACCCGTCGGCATATCCTCTGATAATCCCTCCAAGTGTGCCCCCATTCCCTTCACCATGATCTCAGCCTGTGCAACCGGATCCAGACCATACGATTTCAGAATACTGTACGAGTTCCCATCAATCCCCTGCAGCCACCGCTGAAACGGCACGATTAAATAGGTACGCACATATTCCGTGCACTGGGCAACGCTACCCCCTGCCATCGACAGGAGAGCATCGCGTACCGCAGGCCCCATCCGCTTGGCGATCTCGTCCTCCATTTCCAAAACCCGTGTAACAAAGGGTTCGGCAGCCTTCACAATCTGGATCTCCGTATACGAGTCCCCAATCTCGCCGAGAGCCTTGTTCGCCGCCAGGAGCATATCGCCCCAATCCTCGAACGGCGGATTTACCATACCAGCAACACTCTGCATCGTGTCGATCTCCACCCGCTTCGGCCTGGGCGTCTCCATCTTCGCCAACCTGTGGGACGTGAAGAGCAGATCATTGAACGCATCAGGGCTCACATCAATACCTTGTTGCTCCAACGCCCCCTTCTGCTGTGCCCTGGCCTTTTCCGCCGCTACCCGCTTACCCTCCTCCTGCACTTCCGCTTTCGCCGAGGTGGGAATATCGGAAATCACAGGCAGATTCGGGTTTTCCTCGAACTTCAGACCGCATCTGAGGCACGTGAGTCCAAGGCCGAGTTCGTGGGGCAGACCCTTCCTGGCCCCGTCATGGCAGAGATCGAGGAACAGCTTGTACATGTTCTGATCCTCTACCTTGCCGACCACCTTCTCCTTCGGCTTGTAAATGTTCTTCAGCGTGAGCGTCTTTGTCCGTGCCAGCCGTCCCTCGAACTGCTTCGGCGGCAGCGGCGGCATCGAGGTTCCCTCCCAGAATTCATTCGGCCGAAGAATGGAGTGGAGGCATGACGTGGTCTGGGAGAGAATTGATCCATCGCGGAGATTTGTATTCCCCTTTACAATATCGTGTGCCTGTCGAATCCAGGCTGTCGCCTGGAACAGCGGAGTAGCACCCTCCACAATGGGAGCCTTCGCGGCCTCCTCCTTGGCAACATAGGGCTCGGGGCGAAACGAGGATGCGAACGTATCCACTTTTGCACCCGTAACGGTTCCGAATGTCTTCTTCATGTATTCCCGCTTTCTCTTGATAGCCGCCTGCACCGTCGGCTTTGTCTCGACGTACTCCTCGAGAAGCTTGACAACGATCGGCTGGAACACCTCGCGCCGCTTAGCGATGTCAGCCACCTTTTGCAGCGACGTCATATTCCACGGGGCCTCCTTGTCCTGGATTCCCGCAACAATGCTACAGAGGCACTGGACGCCCACCATGCTCTCATCTCCCGAAATGGGGAAACCTAGAAACCCGTCCTTGCACTCGGCACGCGAATAGTAAATCGTATAATCTGGGATGTGGCACTGGATGTTTAGAAGAAGCACTGCCGTCGCCGCCGCCACGTAGCGGATGTTATAGTAAATATCGTAGTCCTGGCGAACCCGCTTGGCCCGCAGAAGCTCAGCGTACTCCTCCTTCGGAATAAGAGTCAGAAGATACTGACCCACCTGTTCCACCATCGCACGGAAATCGGCTACATCGGGGTGAATTCCCAGGCGTTCCGTGATATTTTTCAGGACCCGCATATGTCTCTTCTCTGCCTCGTTCATGCCGGCCTCCTCTTCGTCTTCCTTGATAGCTTCCAGGACATCGGAGATACCTTCGGTATCGACCTCCTCTTCCATCACCGCACGACCCATGAGAGGGTGGCCCTGGTCGTCGAACTCGAGCGTCGTGTCGAATTCCAGATCGCCGATAAATTTGCCGCAGCCCTTGCACATGTACTTGCCCGAGAACTGGCCGCCCGAATAATTCAGCAGGAGTTCCTTGTGCAGAATGTCCTTCTCCTTGGGACGCATGTACTCCTGGATTTGCAGAAGCTCGTGCATACAGATGAGGTGCTGCTTGCACTTGCGGCAATCAATCCATGAATCAACGGCAGGTCCGCGGTATTCGCCGAGCAGAGCAATATATTTCTTCATCTTGTCCACGTCGTCGTCGGCCTTCTCAATGGCATAGAGTGCCTTCACGTGCGTGCACTTGTTTTCCATGGGCGGATCGCCACGAAATCTCTCTGTAACAGAGTCAAGGTAGGCGTTCTGGATCACTTTCAGAATCGAGTTTCTCACGTGGATGTGGCGGAACTTGGTGACCACGGGGGCCGACTCGCCGAGCACGGCAAGAAGAAAGTCGGGATATTTCATGTAGAGGTAGGTAAACCAGGCAGAGTCTACCTGGGCTACGTCGGGGCCGACTTGCTGCTCGAATCCCTTCATCAGATCCTGCAGACTCGGCTCGTTGAGAACACGGGTATGTAGGCGACCATTTCGTTCGACGGGCAGCAGATCATTGCGTGTAAAACGGAGGTTGGCCAGGCTGGTGCGACTCTCTTCCCGCTTCTTTGTAATGTAGAGGCGGAGGGCGGCGATTCCCTGCTTGATCTTGAAGGAGAGGACCTCCTGTTGCTCCTTTGTGAATTCGATCTTGTCGAGGGAATAGCCGACAAGTTCTTCGTATATATCGCCGGGTCCGAAGAGATGATAGTTCTGCATGTCGAGCCAGGTCTCGAGGCGAATACCTCCAGGGACACTTCCCTCGGGGCCTATACTGAGAATATCTTTGGCCGTGGGGAATTCGGTAGGAGTGCCCAGTTGCGAAAGGAGATCATAGGTAGCGTTGGGTGATTTCATGCCGTAGCTTATATCACGGGAAAGACGGCCGCTGCGAATGGGGCCGAGATCCCTGCCCGCGGACCTGGGGAAGATGAGGGTATTTGTTGTACTGGCAGAGTCGCCGGCCTCGATGATACGCATGGCATCCTGGAGTTGTACGGTACGGGGCTTGAGCAGACGGAGCATAGAATAAGGGACCTGTACCACGGGAGGCTGGGTATCGCTCCCCCATCTTCCACGGGCAGTGACGGTTGGTTCGCTGTCAAAGGTGGGCATCTCATTACGGAATGCCTCCTCATCTACCGTCACTGTCTTGTTGCTCGGTTGCAGGATGTAGGGGGACTGAAGGATGGCACGGTACTTTTCCATGTTCGAGTAAAAGGTGGGTAGGCCGACCTTGACGCCTCCCTCGACGTCCATTTCCTTTTGCAGGGCGGCGGCACGGGGGGCCAGTGCATAGTCGTCTTCGACGCGAATATCATCTTCTTCGACATCGACTCCATTCTTGGCATAGAAAACCTTCGTTGCAGTGACCACTTTGCGTGTCATGGGGATCTTGGTGTACTTCACGTACTCGGACATGGTTTCGACGGATGTATTGCGGAGACCTTGCGGCTCGCCCGTGATTCCGTAGTTAACGACCTTCTTTTGCAGAAACATCAGGACCTCCATGCGGCGACGGACGGCTTGCAGCTGGATGGGGTCCTTTTGGTCTTCGGGGGAGAGGGTTTGGATGAGCTGGGTGAGCAAGTCGGATTTCTGGAAGACGTCGAGGATGATGCGGTCGGCGGAGTCCTTCTTCTTCAGGCGGACTTCGACAGGGATCGTCACCTGCTCGATGATCTCGAAGGGGAACTCGTCGTCTTCTTCTGTATTTGCATCTGCATCCTCGTCTTCATCCTCAGGTGCCGTATTAACAACCATCGATACGCCTTCTCCCTCATTTTCCACTGTGACCTCGATAGGTGACTCCTCGACCTTCACTTCGGCGGACTTGTCTGTTCCACTTTGACCAGGAGCCCCGCTTCTTTCCGCTCGGCTTCTTTCCGCTCCGCTCAAAGCCGGGGCCTCCCTTGCACGGAGCACCTCAAAGTCGAACTCTCCTTGCGGGATTCCACTGAACCCAAACACAATCGGCACCTCCTCTCCCGTTTCCGTAAGAAAGATAGCCGAATCCTCCTCTAAGTCTAAACTCTTGACGCTAAAGACACCCTTCGCCGTTCCATCCTCCCCGAAGGTCTGAATCATATCACCCGCCCGCATTCCGCTGAGCTGCAGGAATCCAGGGCGAGTGGCCGACTCGAGAATATCGAATGCCTCGATCTCCAGCTCGGGGTCAGGTGACCCATCGATGAGCGGGATGCGTATAATCCGATCTGTTACACCATCGGGTAGAATGGCAAGGTGATCAGGATACATTCCATATAGCCTTCCTCGTGTTCCGTCCAGGTTTCCACCTGTAATTAATAGTCTATCTCCAATCTGAATGCCCGGCGAAGCATCTTCTTCGCTCATTCTACAAATGCGTACGGACAAAAAATGAACAGAAGACCCCGTGCATTGGCCTAAAAGCTTGCAGCTATGGATGTTTATAAGCGATGTCGAAGGGTATTGCAATCGGTATTGACCTCGGAACGACCTACAGTTGCGTTGGTGTGTGGCAGAATGACCACGTTGAGATCCTTGCAAATGATCAGGGAAATCGCACCACGCCGTCCTATGTTGCATACACCAGCGATGAGCGTCTGGTCGGCGATGCGGCAAAGTCACAGGCTGCGACAAATCCTACGAATACTGTATTCGATGCAAAGCGTCTCATTGGTCGCAAGTTTAATGACTCAGTCGTCCAGTCCGAGAAGAAGCTGTGGCCATTCCAGGTGATCGATTCGGCCGGCAAGCCGAAGATTCAGGTGGAGTGGAAGGGCGAGAAGCACGAGTTTCTCCCTGAGGAGATCTCGGCGACGGTTCTCCAGAAGATGAAGGCGACGGCGGAGGCGTACCTCGGCCAGACGGTGAAGGATGCGGTTATCACGGTCCCAGCCTACTTCAACGATTCGCAGCGTCAGGCCACGAAGGATGCGGGTGCGATTGCCGGCCTGAATGTTCTCCGTATCATCAACGAGCCGACCGCCGCCGCCCTCGCCTACGGCCTGGATCGCGTTGGTGCTGCAGGTGCCGGCGAGAAGAAGATACTGATATTCGACTGTGGGGGTAAATTTTTCTGTGTATGCTAACTACGACCTAAAAACTACCCGTAAAAAATATTTTTGGGTCTAGTTAATTATAAGGTCGTAAATAATGCATATACACTTGCTGCTCCCTGAGGTGAAAACCCTCCCTTATGTAAAATAAGGAACCAGGTTAATTGCGGGAAACCCCTAAGAGCTCAAACTACCAACCCCTCCTGGAGACAGAGAGGGCGGCGTGAAGTAATTACTCACGGTACGGTAAAAAGGTTTGAGATTGGGCAATCCGCAGCCAAGCATCTTAGAAATAAGATGAAGGTTCAACGACTAGTCAAAGTAACCTAACGTGCTTTAGCACTATGGAGAAATGGCCACGAATGCCTGGGTTATTCTTCTGCTTTCTGGCAGGAAGAATGATAAGATATAGTCTGAGCTTATGGGAAACCATAAGAAGTAAGGATAAAGAGCCTTACGATAACAATGTGTGGGCACACACGATTTAAGTATTCTCAGCCTCGATGACGGTGTCTTTGAAGTGAAGTCGACGGCTGGCGACACGCACCTGGGCGGTGAGGACTTTGATAACACGCTAGTGTCATATTGCACGGACGAGTTTCGCAAGAAGACGAAGCTGGACGTCAGCGGTAACCCTCGTGCCCTGCGTCGCCTTCGCACGGTGTGCGAGCGTGCGAAGAGATCTCTGAGTTCTTCCACGCAGGCGACGATCGAGGTTGACTCCCTGCACGAGGGCCAGGACTTCCAGACGACGCTGACGCGTGCGAAGTTCGAGAGCCTGTGCGAGTCGTTCTTCAAGCGTACGATCGCTCCCCTCGACGGCCTGCTGCGTGATGCGAAGATGGACAAGGGCGAGATTGACGAGATTATCATGGTTGGCGGCTCATCGCGTATCCCCAAGATTCGCCAGCTGCTCTCGGACTACTTCGGTGGCAAGAAGCTGAACGACAGCGTGAACCCCGATGAGGCGGTTGCCTACGGTGCGACGGTGCAGGCCCACATTCTCATGGGCGGCTCGGCGAAGACGGAGGACGTCATCCTGCTGGACGTGGCTCCCCTGTCCCTCGGCCTCGAGACGGCGGGTGGTATCATGACTCCCGTGATCAAGCGTAACTCGACGATCCCGAAGAAGGCGAGCCAGACCTTTAGCACCTATTCGGACAACCAGCCTGGTGTTCTCATCCAGGTGTACGAGGGCGAGAGACAGTTTACGAAGGACAACAATCTTCTTGGTACCTTCCAGCTGGAGGGTATTCCGCCTATGCCGCGTGGCCAGCCGCAGATTGAGGTTACGTTCGATGTCGATGCGAACGGTATTCTGAATGTGTCGGCCTTGGAGAAGAGCAGCGGTAAGACGAACAAGATCACCATCACGAACGACAAGGGTCGCCTGAGCCGTGATGAGGTGGAGCGTCTGGTGGAGGAGGCGGCAAAGCACGAGGCGGAGGACAAGGCGATGTTCGAGAAGGTGGAGGCCAAGAACAAGTTGGAGGCCTACCTGTATGGTGTACGCAACACCCTCGAGGAGAAGAAGGATAGCTATGGTGAGAATGGCCCGGCTGCGGTGGAGTGCGTGAAGGCGGCTCTCGAGTGGCTGGAGGCGAACCAGGATGCGGTGTCTCAGTCAAAGGAGGTGTATGAGGCCAAGCAGAAGGAGGTGGAGACGGCGATTCACGATGTGATGCTGTTTCTGCAGGTGAGCGACGACCCGCGTGTCAAGGAGGCTCGGGCTAAGAAGGCGGCGGAGGATGCGTCTGCATCTGCTAGTTCCACGTCGGCTTCTGCAGATGCCGGCCCCAAGATCGAGGAGGTTGATTAAATACGAAGGACAAAGAACACTAAAGGAGTAGATGAGTGTTCTCGATGACTGCAAGGCACTTGTTACTGCTGGCGACCTCAAAGGTCTCCAGGAGTATTACGCTGATGTTCAGAGTGAGTTAGCTTCCAATTGGCAGTACCTGTACCAAAAGGTATATTTACATGCCTGCCTTAAGAAAAAAGTCGAGATTGTCGATTGGCTCACCAGTCTCTTTCCTAGCTTTGACCCGGTTTCTCAGATAGCGATGCGACAAATGTTTCCGTACGGTCGCCACCTTTTAGCAAGATAAGTTTGTTATTAAGAGCTATTTTATTCTTTATCTTTTTAATTGCGGTATTTCGTTGCGTACAATGTTTACAGAAAGGGCCGCTTATATCGAAGGCTCGCTTCGACTTACTATGTAGGGTGCCACATGTACACGTAAATGATACAGTAGGGTTTAGGGAATCCATCTATAAAAATAAGTAATGTACTAATTACTCAATTTTTATATTACGGCCAAATGCGAATGATCGCCCTGCAATGTGTGCACTCGGTTTCTGTAAAAGGGTTCGGCAGTGTAACGGCGAGTGTTACCTTGTTCAGGCAGCTAATGCATTTGCGAACGTAGTATACGATTTGGGGGGTGGGCATATCTCTACTATACCTTGGCCTTCGTCTTCATCTCGGCGTGTGCCTCCCACGGCTTCTTGGGGCCTCCCTCTGCGCCTACGCCTACGGCTCCTTCTGTTCCTTTTACGCCTACGGCTCTACCGTTCTCCGCCGCAAGGACCGACCACTCCACCGACCACTCGCGGTACATGTCAGCCAGCCCCTTCGCCGCCGCCGCCAGAGTGTAGCGTGCAGCCTTCTCGTCAAACTTCTTCGAGTCCTCCACGCCCAGGCGAACCACCATCTCCTTACGGAGCGGGTGCGGGATCTTGTAGCCGGCAAAGTCGACAACCTCGCCGACCGTGTTGGCAACAATCCACGCCTGTAACATACTCCCGAGCGTATGATCCTCGCCACGGAACCAGAGATCGTAGCCCTTCATGGCACCCTCGGCGGGGCGAATGTCCATATTATCAGGCAGCTCACCAACATCTAGTGCCGTGTACTTCTCGCACAGCCTCGACAGCTCGATAAGTGCTGAGTATACCATGTCGTACACAGACATGGTGCCAAGGGTCTCGACCGTAAAGTCATAGCTATAGGGCTCTCCCTCTGCGTCAATCTTGTAGGAGCGGTAGATCTCGAGGCTTCGGAACTCGTTGTTCAGCTGCTTCTTTCTGGTCTCGTCCGACTCGAGATCCTTGATCGACACCTTCTTCTGAATTAGCCACTCCTGCCATCTCTTCATAATGCGAGCCTCATCGGTGTCGCGGGTATATCCGTATGCACACTGCGACGACGGGTTGAAGCGAGCGTGCTCCTTACCCTTTCCAAGTGTAGCCCACGCGGTCAGCTCGATCGCCTCGGGGGACTGGCCCGGAACAAAGGGCTTGAGGACGGCAATGATGCAAGTATCCCCTGTAACAGGGTCGGGGTGGAAGAACTGGGTGTTCGGAATTCTCACTCGCTCGTCGGAGGTGGGAACCTTCTCCAGGCACTCAATCATGCCGGCGGTTACCAGCATCACATCCTCCGTCTTATTCTCAACGGCAAGGCGGAAGAGGATCCGCTCCTTATCCCAGGACTCGATGTTCTTGGGGGTTGCAATGGGCAGAAGGCCAATTCGGTCAGCGAGCATCTCATTTGACATTGGGGTGGTATTCTTCGTTACCTTGACATCGGTCGTCGTACCGGTGTCGGTCATGTCGGCACGGAAACCGAGGACACTGACTTCCGATTGGATGGACCGCCGAAGACAGTTGGCATATGTTACATTGGTGGGGGAGAGTGTAAAAGTGGTGGTCTTTGCGTCGACGTTCTCAACGGAATGGAATACAGACGTTGACGACATTGTAGGACTTCTCTATGGAATCGCCCGGATTTCAACTTTATAAGCCGAAGGCGAACAGTAAGCCGAAGGCGAATGCTAAAGCAAAACCCTTTGCGTGTAAGTGTTGCCAGAAAGAATTTACGAATGGTTAGATGAGTCAGATGCGGAACACCTGTTTTTACAGTAATAAGGATAAGTGGTCAAAGGCCTTTATCGAAGAACTGGCCAAAACTCCTTGGGTCAAGGAATTCGACTTCCGATGCGTTGATCCCGATGCACAGGGAAATCGCCCCGCCCTTCCGAAGTGGTTAAAACAGGTTCCGACACTCGTCATCGAAGGTGATCCGTCTCCCGTAAAGACGGATACGGAGGTTATGAACTGGCTCTACGAGAAGAAGATGAAAGAGCAGCCCAGTAAGCCTGCTACTACATCTCCCGCCCAGGCCCTCGTTGATGGCCCTGCATCTTGGCTCGGTAGTGAAATGACCGGGTACGGAGACACGGGCTACAGTTTCGTCGATGCCGATATGACTACGGGGGGAGACGGTGGAGCCACGATCCCCGGAAGCTTTACCTTTTTAACAGGATTTGGGGACAAGCAGAGCGACGCCTCTCTCTCGTCGGCGGTTCAGAACCAGGGAACTCGTTCCAAGAAGGAGGCCATCTTTGACAAACAGATGGACATGTACAAGCAACAGAGAGATCAGGGAATTCCTCAGGGCCCGGCGAGACAATAGATGCAGTTCATCTAAAGAAATATCGTAGTAACATGGGAGAGATGTCGAAAGCCCCTACGCCCCTTGGCTTGTTTACCGATAAGCTGATTGCCTTCTTCCGCGATCTGAAGGAGACCTATCCCGAGGAGAAGGAGATTAAGGCTGCCCTCGAGGGTCTCGAGGCAGCGAAGAAGGTGAATCCCAGACTGATTCACGATTTGTTCGATGAGCATGTATATAAGCCGCTCCGCGAGGATATCCTGGCGGAGGATGTTGACAAGATTGTTGCATACACCAAGGTGGCCATTCAGACCCAGTTCAATGAAATTTACCCGGCACTCAGTATTTTTGAGAAGTACTGGCCCGAGATGTCTGATAGCAACCGCTCCGCCATTTGGAAGCACCTGAAGGTGCTGGTTCTTCTGAGTGAGAGGGCCTCAAGGGGCTGAAGCCGCTAAGCAGTAACTGCCTGAGAGGCAACGGCGTAAAGAAACACCTGTAAACTATCCTATATAGTCTAGAGATGCCTGATATGTTCATAAGCAAGTACACTGATTTTGCAAATGATTTGCTAAAAACGTGTCCTGAACTGAAGGGGGATATTGATATGGCACTGTACATTTCTGATGCTGACAAGGTGGCCCAGTTCAAGGAGCGGGTGCTGCCTACCTGCTCTCCCAAGCGGGACCAGGCCAAGTGCCCGGGATCTGTCCTGCCTGGCGTCGTTATCACCGAGGAGATGTGGTCGTCGTTCAGCGACAAGACCAAGGCCGCCGTGCAGGAGCATCTGACGCTCCTTTCCTTCTGCGTGCTGATCGATATGGGGACAAAGGAAGATGTATTCGGCTCTGACTGGACGGAGGGCTGGGCTAAGACTATGATGGATGACATGAAGAGTAAGATGGGTGGCATCGACTTTGCCGACATTACGGAGAAGATGAAGAAGCTTTTCGGCGCCATGCCTGGACTGGCTGGAATGGCTGGAATGCCCGGAATGGCCGGAATGGCCGGCGGTTTCCCCCAGCTCCCTGAGAAGTTTCTCAAGGGCCAGATTGCTCGCCTGGCCGAGGAGATTGTCAAGGAGTTAAACATTGAGGACTTCGGGATCAGTCCCGCCGATGTGGAGGCAACGAAGAAGGATCCGTCCAAGACTCTCGAGATTATGCTCGGCCTCCTAACCAAAAATCCGGCAATCCTCCAGGGTACTGTGCAGAAGTTATCAAAGAAGCTGCAGCAGAAGATACAGTCCGGTTCTATTCGCCCGAAGGAGCTCATGGCCGAGGCGGAGGAGCTGATGAAGGTGTTTAGCGACAACCCGCAGTTTGTGCAGATGATGGAGTCCTTCCGCAATGCATTTGGTGCGAGAGAGGACGACTTCGAGCGGGCGGCAGGCCGTCAGCCGAATGGCAGACTTTCTCTTGTCAAGGAGCGTCTGAAGAAGAAGCTTGCAGAGAGAGAGAAGAACAAAAACAAGTAGACGTTAGATGGACTTATGCGACCCATATTTTTGGGAAAATCCCAAATATATAGTTCAGTCACTATACCCCTCCGAGAAGCCGTGTGCTAGTCATCTAGTGAACAGAGTGTTCTTTGTATACGTCATTTCGACTATCATAGCAATCCTTTTACACAATATAACGTCGAATACTGCCGTGTATTTTATCCTCTGGATTCTCACTACAATCAGTCTTTTACCGACGTATATGGCACTGCAGAGACTACATGCCGTGCGCGAGGGATTCAATTCACAGCCGAGTGAGGTGGAATTTATAAACCCCTCTCAAGCTGTGAAGATACCTGTGTCAAATGTGGTTGGCTACGATGAGGCAACCGTGGAGAAAGCCAGAAACCCGTTTCAGAATGTGACGATTGACCAGTATTCATATGCCCCGACACGTGACCCGGCACCTTCTCTTCAGACGCAGGAGGCCAAGGAATCGATGGATGCCCTCTTTCGCGTACAGTGGACAAGTGACCCTACGGACGTATTCGGCAAGACACAGAGCCAGAGAATGTTTGTGACACAGCCCAATACCTCGATACCAAATGATCAGGGAAGTTATCAGGACTGGCTCTACAAAATCCCGGGGAAGACGTGCAAGGAGGGAAATTCTGAGGCCTGCTACGGTGGTACGAACGGTGCTGCTATGCCTTGGCTGAATCTTTAGAGGCTTCAAGGCCCCTACTTCATCTTCTGGGTGTAGAGCTTGGGGATCCCAT